CTTCGATCCCAACATGGAACCTCTGGTTCCCGTTGACACTGTCGGTACCATCAGCAAGGTCTACGAAGACCATCCTGCGGGGGTAGGATATGATGTAACTGTCAACACAACGGAAGGAACCGTAGAAGACTTTTTCTTCCACGAGTTCGAACTCACGGAGGCCAACTAACATGTGCCCTTCAGATAAACTTCAGGAAGCTTCACTGGCTTCAGCAGACAATACCGGAAAATACTGGACTCAGCGTGAAATTGACACACTGTTCCAGCTTTTCGAAGAAGGCTTCAACCTCTCGCAGATTGCTGAAGGTTTGGGTCGTACCTATTATGGAGTTACCAAGATGCACGAACTCGGTAAGAAGGAAGCGACGCATCTCGTAAACTCGGGACGGTCGTCCTCCAAGCGAGTCCTTCCCTTTGATAAGGGTCAGTCGAGCTGGGGTCCTGACGAATGGTGATTGTGTAAAAGTTTCCACTTAAGTATGTACATCGGTTGGGTTCCGTTATATATTGATACCAACAGCAAAACAGCTGCAGAATCAAACAATCCAATCGTATCATACCAAAGACAAAGGAAACAACCACCATGGCACGTCAGCTTCGCACCTTCCGAAACGGCGAGAACGTTTCACTTTCCCTCCACTCTTCCAGCGGTCGAGACCCTTGGGTCGTAGAAGCGACCATCATCGGTCGAGATGGAACCGGATCGGAAGAGGTCATCCACCTCCACGACTCTGCCGATCCCCGCAAAGCGGTGTGGGACATCTACCGCTTCAAGGGCCACTGGGCATGGGGCACTACGGGAAATCGAGTCACCGTCTACGAAGAGAACCCCAAGCCTCGCAAGCCACGGACTCGTCGAACTCCTTCGACAGCTCCCGCACCTTCAGCTCCAGCAGCTGCAAAGACTGCACCCACTCCGAACGCAGTACCCAAGCGCCGTGGTCGTCCTCGCAAAGTAACGGTGGACGCCTAAGCCGGTCACTAAGGAAACGGTCCTCATCACTCATACGGAGTGATTGAGGGCCTTTTCTTTGTCACGATGCAGAACCATACACCTCATGAGCCAGTGTACATCAGACGTCACCAGGCATACAATGATCTTGGTAGGGGTTTTATTGTTTGACCTACCCGTGTTGACGATATTTTTGTTGAGGTATCGGTCGGCAGGAGAGTCCTCGTTTTCTTCCCCCATAGAAGCGAGGACTCTTCCATTTAAGAAGTGTACATCTCCTCTTCACTAGTATATTGTAGTCTTATCAACAACTACTGAAAAGGAAACACAATGAAACTCTTCATCACTTCCCACCCCAACGGACAGATCAAGCACGAAGAAATCGAGCTGCCTGAACGTTTCCTCGGTCTCTCGATCGAACTCGACGGTGGAGCCATCTTCCAAATCGATGCCAGTGACGACACTGAAGAATCGATTGAAGTTCGTGAAGCCACCTTCCGCAAACTTGGAATCACGCCCAAGTCCGCCAACTCCATCCAGCTGAAAGGTATCATCTAACATGGAAAACTTCACTCTCACCCCGAACGACTTCCTCGAAGAGACTTCGACTCCATTCAATGAAGGTCGGTACCCCTATACCTACGCCTGCGATTTCATTCGCTCGCACAACCTCAGCATTTGTGAAACTATGGATCTTCCCTTCGAAGAGAACATCGTCAACTCCCGTGCTGAAGCATCAGGCTTCATGAAGAAACTGAATGCTGGCGATAGCAACTACCGTCACATCGCACTCGTCTTCGCAGATGCGTTTTGCATTGAGCATCGCATCACTGTTCCCGAGATTCTTGGCTTCCAAGTCAACCTTGTTGGAACTGAGTACGCCGTCGGCCATGTCTTCCCCACTCATGAAGCTGCTCTCGCATGGACTCAGAAAAATCCCGCAAGGACTGGCTACTACTCCATCGACACCATCTTCACAAAGGATTAATCATGACAAACTGGAAGCACCAACTCAACATCGCCCACATCTTCCACAACGATGATCTCACGATCGCTGAACGAGCAAGTAACATCTCCCTCACCATCAAGTCCCGCCCTTGGTACGACGACGTCAACTACAACGGCGAACTCGAAGACCTTCTTGACGAACTCACAGATGCCGGCAAGGAAGACAACATCCCGATGTTCGACGCAGTATGGGACGCCATCTACGACATCTTCAATGCTCACAAGGTTTGGGTGACAGCGCAGTAAATACTGAGTAACATTGTTTAGGAGTGTACATCTCCTAGACAGTGTTATATAGTATTCATATCAACAACAACCATTCAAACAAAGGAAACACAATGGAAACTCGCAAGCTCAACCACGGACAAGCTTACATCCTCGGCTCCATTGCAAAATGGTCAGACCATTACCGAATGGAACTCACTCGCCTCAACAGTTCAGTCCAAGAGGGACTCGAGTACGGACCACGTCGAGGACTCAACTTCGACGCAGCGACAAAAGCAAACTTCGCCAGTCGGTTGGTCGATGAACTCCTTGATCAAGCACACGAGATGTTCGACCTCACGAACGAAGAAATCTCACAGATCACTTCGATGGCAATGAAGCCCAGCGATTCAGGAACTCGTCGTCGCTACCATGAAGGTGACGAATACTAGGATTGTACATTTGATCCTAAATAGCTTATAGTTAACTTATCAACAACACATCAACTCAAAGGAAAAACAATGACTGCCACGGCAATTGAGAACACCAAGAAGCTCACCAAAGCTGAGCTCGCAGAACTTAAGTTGCAGAAGCACGCACTCGCCACCGCAGCGATCAAGCGACTCCGCAACCGTTACAATGAAACGGCAAACCTGAAGAAGGCCCTCGACGATGAGCAAGCTCTCATTAAGGCACGCATCGCAGAAGAATTGGCCAAGATCGATATGAAGGACTTCATCGACATAGATGGAACTCCGATCATTGGCTACCGATTTACCAATAAGAATGAGCTCGACATGGCGAAGGTGACCAAGAAGTACGGCGAGAATGCTCTCGACGACTGCTACACCCTCAAAACCGGCAAGAGCTTCTTCTCTAAGAGGTAAAATAGACTTGGAGGGATTTCTTTCTCTTTGCCCTCCAAGACCGCAAGGGAACGTTGTTGATAATTCCTACCTTGCGAAGGACTGGTCTAACCGTTGTTGATAATTCAAGACGACCAGTCGGAGGGACCGTGGTTGAGCCTAGCTCCCACGGTCCTTCCTTTTTAAGTTTGATTGTACTTTTGCATTGTCCTGGTATATAGTAGAACTATCAACAACCCATATTCAACAAAGGATAAACAATGTCGATGACCCAGAAAGAAGCCGAGAAGCTCGCACTCGGACTCATGAGTGAACACAACCTCAACTGGCCCGCATGGGGTTTCCGAATGACGCGTCACAAGCTTCTCCTTGGTCGCTGCGTTCACAACCGCTACAATGGCGGAACGATCGAACTCTCGAAGAACTACCTTCACCTCTCGTATGAAGAGATTCGAGACACTCTCCTCCACGAAATCGCTCACGCACTCTGCGGACCGGGTGAAGGACATGGCGCAGCATGGAAGCGCATGTGCATTAAGATCGGTGCTAAACCGAATCCGCGAGCTGACCTTCGTGAGAAGGACAACCCTGAGTTCAAGTGGACGGGTCTTTGCCCGAGCAACCACAAGATTCAACGACACGCTCTCACGGAAAAGGGACGGCGTATGGCATGTGGACAGTGCTGCCGTGAACTTAATGGTGGTCAGTTCAGTGGCAAGTACCTATTCGAGTGGCACCTTACGGCTGATCTGAAAGCCGCGGGTGTATCGGGTGTAAGACTACTCAACCAGCCGGAAGCCGCCTCACAGGAGCCCACCAGGATTTCAGAGATAATGGCTCTTCAGTACTAGTGTACAAAGTCCGCTAATTAGTATACAGTATAACTATCAACAACAACAAACCAAACAAAGGAAATACAATGAAGACTGAAATCAAGGAAATCGTCAAGGACAACAAGGGTATCGAGTACTACCTCATCAAAGCGAACCGCGTCAATTGGATCGTGGAGCGCATCTCGGATGGAGTTCGACTGCAGGGACCCGGAACAATGTTCACCTACCTTGCAACGAAGGAAGTTGAAGCAGCATCATTCGATGCTCTCATTCGTATCGGTGCATTGGTTCGAGTCAACCCCAATGCAGACATCTGGAAGTATACCAAGTTTACCAATGCCTACGACTACGAACAGAAGTTCGTGATCATGGGATTCGGCAAAGTACCTGGCGAATTCAAAGTCATCGAGCTCGGCGGCAATGCTCGCAACACCTACTACGGTATCCACGGCAAGGACTTGGTACTCGCATAGTCGCATCTTACGCCGCTTCATTGTACATCTCCAATGAAGCAGTGTATGATATTACTATCAGCAACTCAAACAAAGGAAAAGCAAATGTTCGAACCACTCAAGGCACAGATCGAAAAGACTTCTCGCAACCTCGAACGAGGAGAAGTCCTTCTCGCAGATCGTATCTTCCTCAACCATGTTCTCGATGAACTCGAATTCATCGTTACGAATGATGCACTTCTCACCCGTCGACTCGATGCTGCAGACGCACTCGACAGTCTCATCGGCTCCTGCAATGAGCTCGTTGAAGATGGACTGGAGGACTGATGTATCTCTGTAAGAACTGCAATAAGCCAATTCGTTGGACTGAAATGATGGGTTGGGTTCATGGAGCCAATGGCGAAGGATATGTTCAAGCCTGCGGTTTCGATGCTTTTGAAACGACAGCAACACCCAAACCTGAAGACATAGAATGGTTCACCAAATGATTAAGAAACCACACAAGGGCTTCGTTCAACTGGAAGTACCTCTCCGTGTTGAAGTGAATCCTCGACTAACAGTTAAGTTCGAGGATGGCATCGTCACACTCTACTCTCGCGGTAACACCATTCGAATGACTGAATGGGAATTCGATGAAGTGTCAATGATGCATTCAGTGCAGAAGATTAGTGAGATCGTGGCTCGTCAGAAGCCAAAGAAATAGTGTACATCTGAAGGGTCCTGTTATATAGTAGACTTATCAGCAACTCAAACAAAGGACAAGACAATGACAACACAATTCGAATACCCTCTTAGTGTTCACGTCGGAGACAAGGTCGTGATCAACGACACTGAAGAGCACCGCACCTACCTCGAGACGGTTACCTCGGAACCTGAACGGAACGGCGAGAAGGTTTCCTTCTGGACGGACAAGCGTCTTCTCTTCTGCGATCCAGGCCTGAAGATTCAGATTCGGCGTGAAGGCAAATGAATGCCAAACACCTCAGTGAGGAGATTCAAGAGGCACATGTCCCACACTGGACAGTACTGATTAAGACACAAGACGGGTTCTACTTTGAGATCGACTCCATCGACTTCAAGCCCACCTCAGATCAAGGAGGCCTGGTGGTCCTCACGGCCTCTCCATCCCTTCAGAAGGATGCTACATCATGAATCGGTTTGCAGAGGCCCCAAGGACTGACCCAGCACTCGTCGAAGGTGTTACGAAGACACCTCGACCCATGAACAAGTACGTCGAGTTCGGTGCTCGCATTCCAACGGTCTTCGTCCTGAAGTACAACGGTCGGAAGAGCCGCGTATTCCAAGCCGTGTATCCCGAGTTTCGAGCCTTCTGGATTCGGAACGACAACAAGCAAATCTTCCTCGACGATTCAACTGTCGACAAGATTTTCAAAGGAGAAGAATGATGAATGACAAGGAGAAAGCAGTAGCCGCTTATCGCGAGGCTTACAAGAAATACGCATCAGTCAGTATCGAACAAGAGGAAGCGGCGATTGAACTGAAGTCCGCTTCACGAGCCGCCCTTGATCTAGGGGTTCCATTACAAGACCTCAGATCAGTCCGCTTCGAAGTCGACAACCACGCGGAGTTCATGACGGACTGGAAATAAGAAAGGCACTCTCATTTCGAGAGTGCCTTTTCTTTTATACTCGACGAGTACGAGGAGTGAAGGTACGTGCTTTACCTGTACCGCGCATTGAGGGAAGCTTTCGCCCTAGAGATGTATGCACCTTCACCTGACGTGAACGAAGCTCATAGGGAGGTGCGATGAGCAAGGCAGTGATACCCCATACCATTGCATCCAATCGGTCAGGCGAGTCAGCACCCTTTTGGTTAGGGTCCCAGAATACCATTTGCTCTTCAAGCTTCTCGAGAAAGTTCCATATCTTCACTCGACCGCGTGACATGGCCATTACGATTGGCTCGGCTCGCATTGCTTTACCCTTTGTCGCTACGACAGTGTGGATGATTAGGGAAGGATCAATGTTGTGAATGACTCCGCGAACGAGGTCACCACCTTGGTTACGCTCAATGACGATGTGTTTAGTATCCCACTCCTTTGCCGCTTTCACAACCTCCATTGCCCAGTGTTCGGGCTTGGCCTTCAGGCTGTAGTCTTGGAGAATGAATGCTGTGCGTTTACTGAGGTCCTTCTCTTGGGTCGCGCCTATGACTACTATGCCACACTCATCTCTAGGCTCAGCGGCCACCGTGGGGTCAACCGCGACAACCCTTAGGTGAGTATAAGGAGGATCGTCAGGGTCCTCAATGCGATTGTCAATGATCATGTCCTCTGTGAACACGGCTCCTTGGACACCATCCAGCATTTGACCTTCAATTTCCTGCTTGTAAAGGTCTTCATTACCCTCGTACGCTCGTTCGAGGTTTTCGATATACGTGTGACCAAGGTTTGTGTTCTCAGTTGTGGCACCCGAAACAACGACGATCTTGTTCTTCTTGTCGTGTGACTTCTCAATCATGTCCTTCATGAACTGTGTTCGCTTAGGAGTGGTCGCGAGAAGGATTTGAGGTGGGGTCTTTTCGTCCAATGTCAGACGTGCACAAACAACCGCGTTGCTCCATGCTGTAGCACCTGATGCGTCAGGCTTTGTGGGCCATGCAGCGACCTCATCGCCTACGAGATAGTGGCACTGGAAACCACGCAACTGGTCAGGTGAGTCCGCAGAGAACAGCAAGGCATACGAGCCATTAGGCCATTCGATCTTACGGATAGAGGGTTTGTACGTGGGCATCTCATCAGGTGCATGGACCTTGATGATGCCTGATTCACCCAACGCGATGATGTCACGAGCATCCGCAGCTGTTCTCGCCACAATGCCGATGATTGTTCCTGGACGGGCTAACGCTTTCTCTCTCACCCATTCGGCGAGCATTCGCGTCTTACCAAAACCACGGCCTGCGCACGCAAGAAGGATGTGCCAGTCTGATTTCGGTGCGAACTGAGATGGTCTGCCCCAGAAATTCCAGTCATACTTTAGTGATTGGAGCTGTTCGGGTGTATATTTAGCGAAAAACTCTTTTTGCTGCTCTTTTGGCAATTGTGCGACTTTTTGCGCAATTGACATCTTTTTCGGATCTACGACGATATTTGACATTTTTTACTCCATTGAGGAATTGAATGTCGTTTCGTCGATAGTTAGATTATACCATCAAACTGAGTAGTTTGTACATAGTCGTTGATGGTGTACAAACCGTCCATTATCTCAATGTCGTTAGGTTTGCGATACAGAGGACGATCGTGCTCAGAACCGACGTAAGTCATCGTTATGTCTTTACCGTCACTCTTGAACAATTCGTACAGTCTGCGAGCTGAAGGCTCAGGAACGTTCTCACGGTTGATAACGCCGCTTAGTCGATACAGTTTCATTTTACTCTTTATTGTAGACAATTAGGAAACAGGCATTTGGTCCTGCGAATCGCTTTAGTTCGAGCAAATGAGCCTGGTCCCTTTCATCTAGATCGGCAGGGAGATTTGACTCCACACCATAGGAAAAGGAAACTGAGTCAAAGTGCTTGAGGGCTGCATCTGCTGCGAAACCCTCCGCTTGGAACTGTGACGGTGTTTCAGTCAATAGGACAATGGTTCTCTGTAGTTTCTTCATTGTTCTATTATATGCAATTATATCGCAGCTTTAGCTGAAAGTACAATCAGTAGAATTTTCCTTGGAGGATGTCATAAAGGATATCGAGCTGCCCTTCATGGAAATACCACCGAGTCGAAAGGAACTCAGTCTTGGCCTGTTTGGCTTTGGTTGTCTCGATTAGTTGTCTTAGTTCGTTTTCACTCATAGTTCCACTATACACTGAATCGAGGTCCATGTACACTGTGTACATCTGAGGCTCTGCAGTATATAGTAGTTACATGAACAAAACACATAAAGAGATGCTCATTACGGAGGTCACGCTTGATGAAGCATTCAATGCTCTCAATGCAGTCGACTACATGCCTGAGTTCAGGAGGGCTACGAACGGACCTGTGTCTGAATGGACCTTCACAGTTCTCAAGGACTCCACTACACTGAGCAACACAGTCAACCTCATCGTCATCGTACCCGCAGGCACCTACACACTGGTGAGGGAAGAAGCAACAAGGAACTGGGTCACACTCATCGTACCTGAGGAGCACAATGGACGCGCTTAGCCATTTGACTGACGACGAGATTTATGGCGCACTCGACGTAGTTTGTCCAAGATGTGGTATGCCTGAAGGATATTACTGCATGCCAGTCTTATTCACATTTGTTACCCACTTATTTCTCCATGCATCAAGGATTCCCAAATGAGCAGACGACCACACTCCGACGAAGTAGAGCAAGCTTTCCCTGGTGTTGACAAGGACGTGCTGTACGATCTCCGTATGGCAGACCTTCTCGAAGTCCAGGACTGGGGAAATGTCGTCATCACAGATACGAATGCAATGTTCGCATTCATGCTTCGACGGCTGTTTCCTGAAGTCATGCCTGAAATCGTAGATTACGACGATCGAGATTAAACCAGAAAAGGCGAGGTGTTCTCGCCTTTTGTGGGTTAAGCTTCTTCTACTTCTTCTGCGTCGAATATTTCTTCAGCATCGAGAACTGGTTCTCTGTGTCCGGCAATGATATCGAGTTGATTCATGATATCCTCTAAAGGAGAACCGATGTGCTCCACAGTGACATTGATTTCCTGACCCGCTTTAAGTCCTGCACGGTCGAGAATCTCTGTTGCTGCTTTAAGTCGAATTCCTTCAGCGATTCCGGGTTGCATGAGCGCTTGCAATACGTCATAGGCTTCCATTGTGGAGCCCATCATCATTAGTCGCGCTCTTTCGACACGAGTTGCTGCTGCAGCTTTTACGGCTGGGAGATTTCCTCCATGACGAAGACAACGCCCGTCAGTTCCTTTGAGACCCCAAGCTCCGCAACGGTTGCCATCTTTCTTGATGTGCTGACAACGGATAGACGGGAGAGGATCAGCGACGGTTGCGACCCAGTTCTTTGGAATATCTGAATCTTGCTGAGCCGCTGAGTACTTAATTGTTATAGGAGTGTTATCGGAATCATCCAGTGGTGGTGGAGGGGGCGGAAAATTGTTCATTTTAAACTCACAAGAATAGTATATTACATGATTGTAATATTGTACACTATACGGTGGGACGAAAACGCCAGTTCACTCTACACCTGGTAGTCCCAAGAATAGTTGAATTTCTGCTTTTCAATACTACATGTAGTATTATTCAGGCAAAACCAATTCAGTCATCCACTCTTCAGTGATCTTCTCCATACGAACTTTGTCCGTCAAACGACATGTGCCTAAGTATCCTTCGAGGAATGCTTCATGAATCTTTTTGTCCTTGGCAAAGATCGTGAAGTCTGATCCTCCAAATGCTGGATTCGCTTTAGGATCAGGGCCAACCCATAGTAGTGCACAAGGAAACTTAACGTACTTCTGAGAATCCCATGGCACAATGTAGAAGTTATAGAATCCTTCAACAGGAATCTGAAATCCTTTTTCGATTTCATCATTGTCAAGCTGGCGTTTCTTCCACGCATTGAATTCTTTTTCGTAGCTGTCATCATCTGTCAATTGGAATTTCCTTTACACATTTAGCATTGTAGGTGAAGACTCCACCTTTTGCTGCGCATTGATCATGATACATCATTTGATCAGCCACGCTTGGCATTACGAACACGAGTCCTGCAATTAGGATTCCCACGAACAGAATCCACGCAAAGGCATTCTTAATATTCGTCACGCTTTAGTCCATTCACCGACGTAACGAAACATCACACAATCTGCTTCACCGCAAAGTCTATCTGCTGTCTCTTCATCAGGCATAGGCTGTACTACATTAGCATTCCAACCTGAGAGGATTCCCCATTCGAGTCTCAATCTAACTGCACGTTTCTGTTCGCAGCATAGGCTTTAGCAATGCGAGTAATTTTTGCTTCGTCAACAGGGTTAGAACCTTCAGTGCCTCGTGCTCCGGGAACTCCGTTGTGCATCATCATCTGGACTTGAGTCACAGGCATCTTGGCATTCTTATCCGTCAAGCTAAACTCCCAGCAGTCAGGTCCAACTTCATCAGACCATTCTCCGATGACGGTGTCTTCATGAGCTTCCACCAACTGAACTCGGAAGTAATAGTCCGAATCAATCGGAACTTTACCGCTATGCTCATTCAGCATCTTGGTCACAGCGAGAATCATCTCGAGCTGTTCGGCGTAGAAGGGGAAGCTATGTTTACTCATAAAACAATCCTAACACGTTTAGTCCGAATAGTACAATCAGTGATTCCATCCCAGTATGAAGGCAACAGGTGGGATAGCATATCCGATGAGAGCTAAAGACATAGAAGAATCCAGCCAGCCAGTAAAGAATCGGAGGAACACCTATGTCATCGTTCTGAAATAGTCTTTTCATTTGCTTCTCGCTCTCGCTCTTCATTTTCTCGCATGATCTTCAAAAGTCCTGCACGAGTCAGCCTTTGTCGATTCGCTGATTTGATCAACTCTTCAACAGTCAACTTCTCGATTAGCCCATCACCTTAACTTCGAAGTAGTCTCCAGGCTGTAAATCAATTACGTTGAGGTTGCCTTGCAAATCTGAATACATCAACCTCTCATCAAGAGTAACTCGGAAATTTATGCACATGATCATTTTAGGTAGACCGCTATGTCCGTATCTTCCACCTCGTATGGTAAGTCGATATTTTGCCCGTGACCTCGTAAGAGCCGCGTTTTCCTCTGGCAAGTATTCATTCATCCTTGGCTCCAACTTCGTCCTGTGACACGGTAGCTTCGTCCTCGCTGATGCCCTTGAACTGATCAAGACTTACACTGAACCGCTCTAGCTCCTTTTCCTCAAGGTACTCTTCAGCTCGTTCAATTCGAGTGACTTCACTCCAAGGAAGAAACGTCATCACTGTTCGCTTCAACAACACGAGTTCTTCGTGAGGCTCCATAAGTGCATTCATCTGTGAAATCATCACATCAGTAATTTCCTGCACCATCTCGCTTTTCTTCTTCAAACCTTTCAGAGAAATCTCTTCCTCTTCAGCAATGGCCTTCAGCTCCGCAACAGTCGACCTAAACAGACTCTCTCGAACCAGGTTCGCAGTCTCTCCATCAACCTGTTCTTGAACCGTCTTCATGCGGTACGTCGCACGATAGATCACACCAAAGTCTGTGAGACCCACATACGCTCCGACTGACTGACCACCATCTGCGTGCTGAATCAGAATCTCAGAACCTGGATCGAAGATTCGACCATTCACTTCGTCTTCAGAAACTCCGTCAAAATCCGGATCGTCTACGCCATCTTCATCCATACCGTCTTCACTTCCTTTTTCAGTCATACTTCGATTATATCTGTTTTTCCTGCATTTGTACACTCAACTTCTTCTTGAATCATATACAGCTCAAGTTTGCAGACTCGCAAAAACGTGCTAGAATACGTTTGTACCTTTGTACCTTTTTTTGAAAAGGTTCCATCTCTATAGGGGGATAGAGCTCTCTTATCTCTTTTATACTCTATTCTATATATTCTTAAACTTATTTAAAAAAGGTACAAAGATACAGAATAGATAAAAAAGGTATAGATTCCAACCCCAGATGACTGTTCCTTTTTCCAGAAAAAGATTCAAAAACGATACAAACTATACGATTTCTCAAATTCGGTACAGTCATTTTCTCGACCTCCAATGTAAGCAGTATATCTTCCACTCTTTTGTATCGTTTTTGAACTACAAAAAGGTACTCACATCTGGAGCCACCCGAGCCCCAAAATCGTGTACAGCCCAAAAGAGGGAGCCGACAGAATCGACTCCCTCCTTCTACTTTTCTAGCATGTACTGACGATATGCCGTAATAAAATCAACGGACATCTGCGGAAACTGGTCCCTGTCCTCGTCCTCTTCGCCATACTTCAAGTACTTGTACGTGTCATAGTCCATCAGCGAAATCAAGTCCTCAAGTACCTGTCGGACCACATCACGATCTAACTCACTCACTGTTTCTTCACCTATTTCCAACGTACTCCCATGCAGGTTTTATTTGAGTGACGAGGTATCTATTCGGACCTTCACTCACCCATCTCTCTGCAATTTCGCGAGTTGGTGCGATATACACGCAGTCAGTCTTATCTCCTGTCGGAGCAAGAGGATGTTTTTGAAGAACACCCCATAGTCTGATCTCCTCATGGGCGTATGAGTCTGATCTTTTCTTCGCATCTTCCATTCTAATCATTACGGCCTCATCCATGCTTGATCGTATTTCTCTGTCCATGCTTCTGTCTTAATGATGCCTGTGAATCTATGGCCACCACTGAGAGTTTTCTCACCATATGTCGCTTGGATATCCTTCGAGAAGAATGTCTTTGATAATGGTTTTTCACCAGACTGAACAGCCCAGTTCTTGTAGTTCTCATATGCTTCATTGATAAGAATGTAGTGAGACTTTGGCACATCAAAGTTGACAGCGAGAATGCCATCCTCTTCCTTCATCTCATCGACCCAACGAAGAGCAGTAGAACCGTCATGCACAACCTTGTCTCGTGCCACTATAACAGAGTCAGGCGGTGTGAGCACCATTCCGTCATTGATGAAGCGTCTCATGCCTGCGATGACCCACATTAGAATTCGTGAACGATCGCGAAGCAACAGCTTGTCCAGTCCCCGAATCTGAATCTGTTCTTCAGGAACTCCGGGTGTATTTGGTGGATAAAACCGAACAGGGAAACTAATCTGTTGAACTCGCTCCACAATAGCAGGGTCTCGAGAGTTGATCTTGATCGGAGCATTAGCCGCGATCAGCATTAGACACTGAGGATTCCAGGTCGATTCCTTCTGGTTTAGAGTTCGTGTTGCCACATCACCATCACCGGTGATTGCCTTTAGGAAGTCATCATCAGTCTTGCCTGTCGATGGTGGTTCAGAGATAGCCACGATTCGAGCTCCACGATACTCATCCTGTGCAAAGTTCTGTCCATTGGCTTTCATAATCGAGTTACCTGAAGGCTTCTTTGAATACTTTGCTCCCTTGCTACCCAAGGTTCCAATAGCATCCAACATCAAAGACTTACCAGTTCCAGGTGGCCCGATAATTGTGATGATTGCTCGAAGCTTACCAATTCCTGTAAAGCCAGCACCAATTGCTGTTTGCAAATAGGACCTCTGACTTTCATCGGGTATAGACTTCTTTAGGTACGAATCCCAGTGACCCAGGTTCGCACTCTTAGGATCGTCAGGATAGTCTGCATCGAAGTACTTCGTGACGTTGCGCTTTGGATCATGAGCAAGCATGGTCCATTTGCCAGCTTTCAAGTCCTCAAGATCGAGAACCCAGTTGCGCATCACAAACCACTGAGTGTCATCCTCAAAGTAATCTGTGTCGACGTCGCATTCAGAGCGGAGCATGCGAGTGACTGCACTAATTCCAGCTTCCGATGCAATTCGGTCACGGAAGTAACGGTGGTCCCCATACTTGAACTCGTAGTCCTTGCGCATCTTCGCAGCTTCCTGCTCAGCATTAGCGTTATTAGCTGTTAGGATTTTCTGAGCTTCAGCTTCGAAATACGCCTTGACAAGTCCCAAAGCCTTCGTCACGTTCTGCCAGAAAATTTTCGTGATCTTGAATGCAAGTCCAGACCCAGTGCAAGGAACGTGAATGATCCCGTTCCATGCATACCATGTGTCTGTGAATGCCACATACGAGAGCTGATGGTTCATTTTGCGTGCAATCTCAGCTGCTGCTGTGATTTCAGTGTGTGGAATACGAGCCATGACTTTATCATGATTGACATTAGTCACATCACTACCATCGAGCAATTCTTTCCACCAGTTATTGAGGTCGAGACTATCGACTAGAAACTGGAATGTCTGCTTCTCACTCATGAACTTCAACTCCCTCAGGAATCTCAACCAGAGACGCACTCAGCATTTCACGAAGTCCCATAATATGGAACAACATCTGAACTTTCTGCATCTTTGAGTGACTAGCCAGGAACCACCGAGCGCTAGTCCGTGCTCGAGGATCGCATTCTAGTTTGAAAGGGTCAGTGTCGACTAGCTTTAGAAGACTTTGAATAACTTCATCGCCCTCGAATGAGAGAACTCGGTACATCCAGAATGAGCCATCAAAAGGAATATCATTCTCTTTAAAGTACTCGTAGCCTTTTTTGTTCTTGTAAACTGTGAACTCGTGTTCTTTGAATGGTGGAAACACCTCCCACTCAAACGAGTCCTCTGTAAAGAGCAACCTAATTTCGGCTGCTGTGTAGGAATATGGTTTTTCTATGTTATTAATTTCCAACGATGGTTACCATTCGATGTTGCATTCGGCCTCGTCGAGTCGTTCTCAACGAGTTACTTTCATTATATACTACTCAACTGTACGTCCCCTACCACACATAATAGATGCTATGGCAGGGAACGATTACGCTGTTTCCGTGTAGTCCTACTTAGTAAACGGTCCTGAAAAGATAGTCGACAGTACACTGTACCGGTAACGAGTGCGCGTCACATTCAACTGAGCGCAGGTCCTGTACGCTGCCTTCTTATCCTGAAACACGAGCATGTATTCCTTCGCACTGTCAGGATTCCAGAGTTCCTGCTTCACTAGAACATAGACAGCACGAGCAGCTGCTTCTTCCTCGCTCATGCCGAACGATCTGGCTTGAATGTCCTTTACTCTAATCTCCACGCTGCACCAGCCAAGGAACGACCGAATAGGCGCCTAACTCTCCGCGAAATTCGTCCCTGCTTTTTCGAGCTTCTATGAATTTCTCTGCTCCATGCGAAGAATCAAACATTGCGATAACTGTACCTGAAGTACCCCATCGAAAGCGAGGATTCATTTCATTTTTGTAAACAGCCCAAACTTTTCCTGCATATGGTTTTGTTTCCATTATCATTCCTTGCTTAGGGCTTTATTGAGTGCGTTGTGCCATATGAGGTGTTTCTCTCTCTGCTATGAACAATAGCACCACATAGGTTGCAGTTAGGCAAGATAACTCCCCGTCCTATCTCATCGAATAGATCAGGAAGCTTGAGCCTTTTAGATGTAAATAGGCTTTTCATAGCCACACAGTCCGAACATAGAAGTTGTAACGGTAGTTGCCAGCAAAGTTCTGTTCAACGAACCACTTCTCAGTTTCATTCCACTGTTTCACCATTGCATTAGCGTCTTCGGCTTCATCAAAGGCCTGGATAAACACCGGGAACTCATCCACGAACGTGACTGATTCTCTCACCACTAGGTAGACACAGTTCTGTTTCCTACTCATGGCGCCAAACCCTCAGTCAGGCCCGCAACAAACTTCGCAACAGCGGCTGCCTCGACTTCGTGCGTCCAGTCCAAGAGAGCCTTGACCCGTCCAATGTGTTCATTCAGTGCGAAGAAGTAGTTCATGGCGCAGTTAGGGCTCATGAAGGCTTCTTCATTGTCGGGTGCATCCCAAGCGCAGGCACACGTGTCGAAATCGTGTTTCCACTCAATGGCTCCAGTAATTGTCTGGATTCTTTCTTCTGATGCATCTAAATTCATTTTAGTCTTATCCTTCTCACAAAGTAAATGTTCCTTGAATCGTTGCGACGGAGCTCTAGGGCAAGCTTGTTGGCTTCCATGTAGTCAGCCCGGACTCCGCAAAACACTCCGTCTAGTACATCTTCACCTACGGAATCCCACTGCTCCTGGGTGAAGCGGAGCACTACTGACACGATCATATGCTACACCTCAGGATAGGGTTGGGCTTCCCTATTCTGTCTCTCGTATTCCTCAAGAAACGGAAGAATAGTGGCATCAAGCGCAGCTTCAGCCAGGAACATCAACGCCTTCTTGGCATCGGTCTTAAGTGCGAGCTCTGCTTGGTACGACAAACGACCCCAAGGGTCAATGCCCCATTCGTTTTGCAAAGCTTGAGCAACAGCCAACTTCAGCTCTTCAGTGATCATCATCCCTCATGCACCTCAAGTTCCTCGACGTAGTACCTGATCCGAGTGTCAGGATTGTTGCGCTGTCGGACAAGGTTGAAAGCTTCAGCGTAATCCTCTGCACTCTTCTTTTCTGTAAATGCCTCGCAAATAGCGAATACATTCTTGGTGTGCTTGACAACGTGGATGATCACTGTAGTTCCCAGAGATTACCCGTGCACTGAGGAACAATTACTTCGTCATACTCTTTACGAGAAACATTAGTGCCAGGCCCAATGAACGCCGTCATGACATAGTGAGCACCATTAGCGGCAAGGTTCCAGTTTCCCTTCGAACTGAATGAAACATACCCAATCCGAGAGTGCCGTCCTACGACGAGGTCACGAGTTGTCGTCTGCTCTTCCCATGCCACAACACCTGGGCATGCTTCGAAATAGACCTTGTCGGCTTCTTTGTCATGGTAGATATTGACCCAGCCTGGTTCAAGAGCGGTAAATACAGCAGCCATCAGTTCCCTTTCCTAAATCCAACTTTGAGAATCCATTCAGCGACATGCTTGAAAAAGAGAGCGTCACCTGTCAATTCACGAGGGTTGTGTCCGTCATGAATCCATGTGGCTCCGCAGCAACAGATGAACTCGGTACGGTACTGGCCTAGGTTCTTATTCTCCACCACCCAATGGCTTTCGTAAATCTGGGCCAGCTCGTCCACTTCATCCTTGAACATCAGACAATCCATTCATTGAGAGTAGTCCGTACTTCGCGCATCAGCCATTCATCCATTGTTTCGTGGCGACGAGAGTCAGGGTCAATTTCCAGTATTGTCAAGAAATTATTTTTCTCCTCTGCCCAAAAGGAATTGCCATGTCCTTCGACAATGTGGTACTTACCTGAGATTACTTTTTTAGTAGTCAATGAAGTGAATGTCCGCACAACAGAGCCTCGTACCTTACGAACAGTGAGTCCGCCATTGTCCATCCGAAAGACAGCGTAGTGGTCTTCAAGGGGTTTCTCTTCCGCAATTACCGTCGGCATCAGTAGACCTCATTCGGGTCTTCAACGCCGTATCGCTCATCGAACCGATCATAGCCAGGGTCCTCAAACACATAGCCGACTGCATCACGAATTTCGGTGTGGGTGTATTCTCCACTGCGATAGAGGGGTTCAATGAAGCGGTCGAACACTGCTTTCCATTTTGCTTCTTCGAGCTGTTCCTGCATCAGACCTAGAGCTGTACGAAGGTCTACTTCTTTATTACTTGTCATTGTTATTGTCCTTTAGTGGGGTTTATCTAGTCTGTAATGAATTTGCAGATTTTATCGTAAGCTACCTGCAATAGTGTGCTTTGCTTCTCACTAAACTCAATACGAGAATAAAGGAATTCCTTCATCGCTCGTTCACTGGTCAAGACCGCCTCGTGAGAGTCTTCCTCGCTGATGACGACTGCATTTGTATAGGTTAATGCCGCCTGATCGAGACGAAGCTGTTCCCTGATGTTGCGAAGATGACCGTAAAGAACATCGGCGGCAGCAGCCGCAATGTCACTCGATGTGGGGTTGTTACTCATCATTGCCACCCGGGAAGACATTCTCCAGCTTTCCCTTTTCCGTCATCTTGGCGTAGATGCATCGGGTCTTGTGCTTCGTGGCAGGGTAGAAGTGCGTGTCGCCCTCTTCGTAGTGGCCCTCAAGAATGTGAACAACATAGACATGGAAGGGATTGTGCGGATCAGGCGTCACAGTGTCAATCGACCAGATGTTCTTTCGGCCGCTCTTCTGTGCATTCTGGTTTTCATACGTTGATACTGACATTTGGTATATCTTTCTGTTTACTGATCTATAGTAGCTTGAGTAGTAATATTACTTCGAACGAGTCGTAAAGTACAATTCTAGTTTTGATTCGATGGCCATGATCGCGACATCGTTGGCATCCACGATGTTCTTGATGTAGGGAAAGGCAGGGCACTGCTCAAGAGCCAGACGGATCGTGTACAGGTTTGTCATCACGAGTGCGATCTCTCGCAGATCAGGGTCCACGATAGTGTCAAGAGCCCCCAGTGCTTCACTCGTCATCGTTCTTCTTCCGCCTAAATATCGCCTTTACCATCGTAATCACAGAGCCTATGGCGGCAACAGCAAGTGTGAACATCGAGGCCAACAGTGCCAGGGTCAGGGCAAAAAGAACGACCTGCAACCCTACGGTCTGAATCCACAGGAAATAGACGTGAAGGAATGAATTCTCCAACACCCATGAACCTCCATAAACTCCAGCAGTAAACACCATTGCCAGTGCTAGGTTCTTGGCAATCGTCGTTGCTTTACTTTCCATCAGTCTTCACCATTCTAAAACCTGCATTGTACAGGTCAATTGCAATTCCCATGTGCGTGCGCTCGGCTTTGTCAGACTTCTCCAACACTGCGCGAATAACTTCTACTTCTTCTTTAGTTCCTATCATTCAGCTGCGTCCGAGAAAACGAGACCGTAACGGTACATACCATCAACAAACGTGCTGGAACCTACCAGCTCAACCTTCATAGGTGGCGAGGGGTTCTTTCCTTTGCTCCGTACAGTAAGCTGGACAGCCACAATCTCAGATTGAAGGTCTACATTGGTGTTGTAGAAGTCTACAGCTGCACCAATCTCATCACCGACTGTGCCAATTGCGGTGAGAAAGTGAGTGCCATATGCCTGGCACTCATTGTCTGCTGTTGCTTCAATTTCGGGTTTAGTCACTTTCATATCTCCAATATAACTCGTTGTCGAGTTCTTGTACATTTTCCACTGCTCTTCGTCCCAGTTGTCCACATGCTGGTAACGCATTTCCATTTCATCGATGTGAGCAGGCATACCGTAGCCTACTGAATTGTCAGGTGTTTCACTGACGAAGTACCATTTGTCATTCATCGGCGCAATGACATACATGATGGTGTTGTTGTATCGTCTCATCTGGTTAGATGGATTGTTCATCTGGTTGAGACGAAGATAGACCTTGTCGCCCATGCCGAATTTAGCTGCCATTACGCTGCGCTCACTTCGGCATCAGCAAGGGCAATACGAAGATCGACAGGCGTCGAAATGCCTTCACCAGTCCCTGTCCCATACTTCATGACAAGCTGCATCAGCTTTGCGTACTCGTGCTCCTGTAGAACAAGGGTGTATTTGAACTGGCGAGGTGCTCTAACAGCAGGTACCGGGTCTACTAGAAATATCTGATCCAAAGATACGTATGTAAAAGCACCAGAATTATCATCAGCAACAATACGGTATGGTTCATCTTCTTCGAAACTGATGTGATTGATGTGACCAGTGCGCTCATTCCATTTCATAAAACCAGCATCACCAGGCTCAAGCCGGACCTGTACTCGATCACCTGCTTGGAAAGGGTTACTTACGATTGGCATCTTCATCCTCCCAGTGAAACCGTTCCTGTGCACTCTCATTCATCTCAAGCCAAGGGTTGTTCTTCTCCGTCATTGTGTGGAAGGTCCAGCCTGCACGAATGACAAGCCACGTACACAGACGACCCAGCAGAATGTAGCCAATGACCCATCCGATCAGAACGACTGTAAATAATACCCAATCCATTTAAAGCACCATATTTCTTTGATACATAAATTCTTTTCCGCGGTCCTTTTCGTAAGGATTGTTGCGAGAGCGTGGTCGATGCCCACCTTCTACCAGACGGTTGCATGCTTTCTGTGCAGACTTCTCATCACCATGGATCGAGAACAACTGCCAATACCAGTCCGTGTCTCCATACCCGTACCAACGCTTGGCAAAGACAGGGTAAACGTCATTCAATGATATCACCAATTACAGAAGCATTGATGCCGAGAGCAACTCGCTTGAAGTCCTCAGTGGTCCAAGTCAGGGGCTGGTCTTCCAGTTCTCCCCAGTTGTACTCTTCTCGCTTTGCAATCAGCTGACGAGCAATTTCCTTGTCAAGGTTCTGAGCCTGAATAATGTAGTTCACACCCTTGTATTCTACAGGCGTCTGCATTCGCATCTGTTCCTGTAGTAGCTTGTAGTCGAACTTAGCGTCGTTCATGAAGAAGACGTCGTCTTCACTGGAATCCATTGAGCAACTCCACAAGTCCAGCTTTCGCAGCTTCGGGTGATCCATCAATCCACGAGAGAGACGGGAAGTCGGAGTGGATCGCGACCCATTCAGAGTCTGCCTCGGACCAGAAGACCGAGATAATTCCTTCATTCATTTATATTGCCCTCTTCATAATGTATTTTCCTGTAACTTGGAACCCATTCGGATATTACCCGAGTTTCATAGCCAAGTTCTCTTGCCGTACTAAGATGATCATAAGCTGATTTCCAGTCCTTGTACAATCCCAGCCCAGTCCAATAGCTGAGGTTGCGTCCGTTGATTTCAACATGAGCAAAGAACTCAGACCGGAATACCTGCTTCATCTTCTCTCCAAACCAACATAACCTCGCACGTCTTAAACGCTTCAATGATTTTCAGCGCATGTTTCTGGTCGAACTCAACATCAGTCGTTCCCAGCATTCTCGACCATTCCTTCTCAATGAAGGCCAAGACGATTTTCTCGGTGATCTGTTCTGGTTCGGAGCAAGCAGTGTGAGCCACTTTCCATGGCATTTTCTTCTTCTGTCCCATCAACGGTCGTCACTGACTGCCCATAGGATGCCAAAGACAGCGCCTGCAAGCATCACAACTCCACCAAATGCAGCACCATATGGGTTGTCCGTTGCGTAGCCTGCAGTCACTACAATGGACCCTACAACGAGAAAGAGAATTCCAATCAGTCCAGTTTCTCTGATTGCTTTCTTTCGCGCGTTTTCTTGTTGTCTTTTAATACGGCGAGCCATACCACGAGCTGTGTCCATTTGCTTTCCTTTTTCTTTTTCTGTTCAAAACCAAAGATACGCTTCATCCGTGCAACCTGTGTCATAGCCATCCAGGCGAACCCTGCCCAATAGAGGGGAAGTGCGATAAGATTCCAGTCATCAGGCAGATTGCTGTAATAGACAATCATGTATGCAACGAGAAGCCACGTAACACGCAATACAGTTGAACGGACTAGATTATCTGCTTTGTCAAGTATATACTGTTTTTGTTCTGGTGTAAAGTTCATGTGTTCCTACTTAATGATAGCGTGCTTGTCGATGCCCCAAGTCCAGGGAACGAGGGCTGTCTGACGGATTTCGAAAGTGTCAACCTGAACCTGCTTGATGTTCTTCGTCTTGTACTCGACCTTAGCAGCATCAATCTTCTGAGGAATGAGATCACCTTCAGATGTCTTCTCGACAAACTTGACGTAGCCATCAGTGCTGAATGTAGAACCCTCAGCAATTGTGTATGACTTGGTCTCAATCTTTTGATGGTCTGAACTCTCAATCGAGACACTGCCGATAGCGAGAATCAACAGAGCAACAGCACCTGAAGCAATGATCCACACAGTAAAGAAGGCAGCAATACCTTCACCTAGCTTCTCATCCTTCCGGACCGACCAGCCGACCCATCCTGCTAGCCCCAGAGCTAAGATCATTAGTCCAATGAAGATCACTGTTCCTCCACCTTTGCCTTAGCCCCGGTCTTCTTCAGAGGCTTCTCAGCAGTAGGGTTTTCCTTCTCAATGAGTGCATCCATTCGAGCAGCATACTCGAGACGGTAGACACGAGGATCGGAAGTGTCGGCCCATCCATCAGCTTCACGAATCCACGTGACTCCATTGACATCGGTGTATTCACCAAGCTCGTATGCTTTGGTGATTGCGGGGTTCTGTGTCATTACTTGATAGTTCCTTTGTAGAGATTGTTGTCGAGAGAGTCTTTGCCTGACTTGATGCCAAGGTTCCACCAGTAAGCAACCCATTTGGCACCTAGCATAGTCATGCAGTACTTCTCCCGAATGAATTTCCCATCCACTTCAAGCACGACGTATGGTGCTCCACTGACCATGTTTGGCCGAGTGTAGATTCTGTAGCTCTGCCCGTCACTCATTTGATTTCTCCGCCATAGCTCACGATTGATTCAGGTTTGCCTTGGTTGTATTTGCCAGCTTTGACCTTGGCATCCAGCCAATAGGCGCACCATTTGGTACCGATGTCCGTACCACAGTACTTTTCGTAGACCTTCTCGCCATCAATTTCAAGGATGACGTAGTTGCCACCATATGAATTGGGGCGAGTATAAATTTCGTAGTTCACTTAGCTACTTTCTTTGCCCAGCGGTCAAGGTCCATCGAATAGACGATGGCATTTTCATTGTCATCTCCGTGGAAATGGTTGATGGACAGCCATGCTCGAAGCAGGCTTAGGTCTACAGTCTTTCCAGCATCTCGCGAGAAGTATGTCTCAGCGAAGTTTGCGAGGTAATCAGGGTCTGTCATTCTTTTCTGTCCATTTCAGCCAACTTTACAGCGGCAATAGTAGTTTCAACATCATCGAGAGTGATGGGTCGGTTCTCACCTGTGGCACTGTAGATATGCTCGAGGAAGGCGAGAATGTCGACGTCACTGAGATTGACAACAGCTCGAGCAGCTGCAGCACGGGTCTCGTAGATTCCAGGAACCCATACGTCATCACTTGAGACGACGTAATGGTCATCGACCTTGAATGTTTTGATCATGGTTACCATCCCCTAGACTTCTTTAGAATTCCTAGCTTGGCGCAGTGACGAATTGCTACAGTGTCTTGTATTGCTGCATCAAGCATTTTGCGCCAATTGCCTGTGTTGTCTGAGGCCAGAGTATTGCCTGTGTCAGCATCGAAGACACGGTAGTACCAGCAGTAAATGTAGCCTCGACGTGTAAACTTGTTTGTCTCTTTGCGACAATAGACTTGAGTCTTGATATTCATTCTTTTCCTTGGTTGTTGATGTTGTAAAAAGATACTATACCAGACTCGAGAGGATGTACACTAGGGCTTCTGACCCTTACGGATGAGAGGTTTTGCCCACCACATGCGACGGACAAAGCCGCAGGTTGGGCAGACGTTATAGCTTTTGCTAAAATCTACTGTCATGTAGCAACCCTTTTTACTCACCATTCCTCATGACCACAGCGATGGCACTTATAGCTATTAGCATTAGTCCATCCTGCATTCCAGACGGTGTAAAAGAAATGAAGATGAAGTCTGCACAACCAAGGAATCTTCTTCCCGTAGACAGGGTGCACGAAGAGTTTCATCCTGCAATATCCTCGATAATCTTGATCAGTCCTCTGTTCTGTGCGCGAAGAGCTTCAACATACTGGCACACGCTGAGAATGTCTGTTCGATTGAAAAGTATCTGCTCAAGAGGACTTGCCTGCAGATTCGCGATGAGACTGTTCAAGCTCAGATCATGCTCGTCGATTTCATCCATTACTTTTCTCTTTCTCCGTCGAGATACTTCAAAATCATTTTGAGACCATCAATCCATCCAGTAGCATAGTCAATAAAGGCATCAGCAAGCTCAGCCTTTTGAATCTCATCTTCAATAAAAGCTCGTAACTCATTTTGATTATCGATGTAACGGAGTAGAAAGTCAATATCAAACCACTCTTGAACCCCACCTACTAGGCCCGAATCCCCACGGTCTTGATTACGCTTTCGAATGTTTGCTAGAAGTTTCTCGTTCATTACTTTCCATTCAGCTTGTTCACTACGTCTACTGTCATTTTGTTTACATCATCGTTCCAAAGAAGTCGACGAGCTACTCGGTACTTCGTGAGTGCAATGCCAGCTTCCTTCAAGTCAGCGAGACCCGTCTCAGGACTCTCACTCAATAGAGACATCATGTCTGGCGATTCCGGCCACCCCACTGTTGCACTCTTCTCGAATCGACCAGGACGTGCATACTCTTCTCGACCAGCAGAATCCTCTTTCAAGTATGTCCAACCGAGCGGTTCAAGAATCTCAGCCCATGTATAAATCTCATTGAAGTTGTCTTCCAACACTGCGATAGCCGCGTAGAGACTCCACATGTTTGCATCTCCACCAACACCAAGCTCTGCTGCCAGTTGAGAAGCATCCAGCTTCATTCTGGAGTCCTCATCAATGATGTGTGAAACTCTCTGTTTCCGATTATCCCAAGCTTCTGTGGTGAGCTCCTCGAGCTTCTGGACAGAGTACTGAGGTCCGTCAGACCAAACTACTGACACAGTGCCAGGAATACCACCACTACCATCCTTGGGCCAGTAAATGCTAGACGGAAGACGAGACAGACGAGTCGCATCGATCAGACGGTCAACCTTGACAGGAGACTTAGATGAGACGAAAGCCCACCAACGAGCCAACAATTCCTCATAGCCAACTTCATCCCAGGGAACTCGCCAATACGCGTGCATACCACCAGAACCCCCGTTGTCTACAAGAATAGTGGGCTTTGGAACTTCACTTTCAGTGAGGAACTTGATGACATCTTCGCGAGACTCGAAAGAACCAGGCTTTACGTCGAAGTCGATGAAGACTCCATAGACATCACCAACATTGGTCTTGTCACCACGCTTCCCACCAGCTACCAGCTTTGGGTCCTTGATTGGATAGAGCGTCATGTACGTACCGTAGATGTCACCATTGCTTCGCTTTGCCAAACCCCAGATATCGTCTTCAGTGAATGACATCAAGTCCTTGACAGACATTGGCATGCTGAGAACACCTTGACGGTTCTTGGATGGTCGAATACCCGAGATGGCAATTAAATCTTCGGGCTTATACCAAGCCTTGACGAATTGTTGCAGTGAGTCCAACTCAATGGTTACATCACCAACTAGATCATTCAGTTCCACTAATTTTTCCTTTGGTTGTTATTTCTACTGTAACACAGAAGCTGCTGCAAGTAAATTCACGCTGAACATCGTGTAGCCACCATAGATGAAGAGTGTCGAGACGACCACAACAAAGATCAAAAGTCCTTTGGTCATCTCAATGTCCATGACCCTAGCCATGTCAGGGTTGGTGATAGACCGATAAGCACCAGCAAGGAGCGTGCCTCCTAAACTAGCGAGACACACTCCTAACACCATCCAAAGAATCATACAGCTTGTTCCATGAATTGCTTGACAACTCCAATGTCACGAGTCACGTAACTTCCACTTGCATCGATGCCAATCTTAGCAGTGCGAAACACATTCGATGTCTGGTCTTGCATACGGATGTCCAAGATCGAAATCAGTCCACGGTCTGTCACAGTTCGAATCAAACGACCCTTACCTTGGTTGAATGACTCCAGTGAACGCATAGCATACCACTGACGGAAACCCTTCTTTGCCCAGATTTCCATCATCATGCGGCATTCAGTGTTGTATCGTTCATTGGGGAACCGAATGAAAGCTGTGTGGCGAAGTGATTCACCCTCAATGCTGATGCCGACAAAGAAACTCTTCAACCCGATCAGGATCGAGTGAGTATCATGAGTGAACTGTTCGACAAGTTTGTTCTTGTCAACACCATCCTCTTGGACATAGACATTGTACGGCAAAGCACCAGATGCATTGAGAGCTCTTAGCTGCTCAGCGACTATATTCAATTCACGTTTGCTGGTGCAAAGGACCAGTGTCCCACCCTTCGTAACGTGAATCAGTTGGAGCAGTTCATTCATCGAGAAAACTGTGTCGTCGACTGGCCGTTGGTTTGCCGGAGTCACATAAATCAGCTGGTTCTTACGGAAATCAAACGGAGTGTCAACAATGAGCTCCTTCGCCTCTGGAAAACCAAGACTGGCCTTCACGTATGAGAAAGAATTATCGACTGGATCACGCAAAGTGCCACTCATTAGGATTGTTGAGTCAGCCTGCTTCCACAGTGCTTGAGCTTTTGATGAAATATCGAGTGGAATCATACGAATAGTGCACGTATTTGTCCCGTCACGCTTCACCCAGCCATCGACGAGCACACCATAGTTGACTCCAAACTGGAAGACGATTCCATTTTTGCTTTCCATGGCAGTCTTCAAGATTCCCAACAGCTCCATGACCTTTTTCGAGGCTCGAAGTCCCTTGGAAATCTCGCGGACACCCTTCAAGTCATTGTCACGAATGTAGGTGACAGTTTTCTCGAGGTGCTGCTTGATCTGGAAGATGGAATTCTCTGCTGCTGCGAGTCGTTTAGGGTTTTCTTCCTCGTATTCTCGCATCGTAGCCTGAAAACCAGCGTCCTGTGAACCGACAACGTACTTTAGAGACACTGATGTCGAACTTCCAGTCCATTCATCACCGTTTTTAGCTGCCAAACGACCATAAAACTTGATGAAGCTCGACATGACGTCACTTAAATCATCAGTGGCTTGGCTCGCGTAGTAGCTCATGACCTCTGATGGAAAGAATGTTGAACTCTTCGTGATGCCCTTTGTCATGGAGTTCATCAAGTCCATGACTTCCCATTCACTGAGCGTCTCCGTCCAGCCAGAAATAAGAACATCGGCTAGAGAGTGAGCTTCATCGACAACGAGGTAGTCAAAATCACCAAGAAGACCGTCGGCGAATGGTCCACCACTGTTCTTCATGTCGATATCAGTCTGGAGAAGAGCGTGGTTGATGACGACAATGTCCGAGACAGCTGCTTCGGCTCGAGCTTTCATTGCAAAACAACCCGAGTCTGGTTGGCAACCATTGTCATTGCAGAAGTTTGTCGAACCTGCAATTTTCTTCCAGTCACGAGGGTCGATGTCTCGTCCTAGCACCTTCTCGCATGTCTTTTTGGTGCCATCTCCGAGGCTGTCCTGTCGTCCCTGAAGCATCGTAACCATCGAGTTTAGTGCTTTATCACCTATTCGCGCCTGTAGGCCCTGGTCTAGGCAGAAATAGTTCGAGCGACCTCTCAGGACCTTGAACGTAAAGCCTGGATAGAGTTTCTGAAGGAATGGAATATCCTTGAACTCTAGCTGTGCCTGAAGAGAAAGTGTCTCAGTCGAGATGATTCCTCGCTTGTGTTCCTTCTTTTTCTTTCCAGCAAGAATCTCGGTAATCATCGGAATCAGAATCCCGAAAGATTTACCTGTTCCAACTGGTGCATCACAGATGAGGTTCGTCTTGGTCTTGAAAGCTTCAAAGACTGCCTGTCCCATCTGAGCTTGACCTATGCGCAGCGTGCTGCCTTTAGACATCAGCGGTTCGAATGCTGGAGTCCAGTCTTTAAATTGTTCTTTCATGTGTTTAATATTATCCTAGTTGGTGTTAATTAGACAATCAGCTGATTACTCCAGCATCTCCTGCTTGCATCATCAGACTGCCGAGCTGCTGCAGTTCCTCGATGGGTCCACATGCCTTGAGCTCTTTATCATGGTAATAAGCAAAGGTATCGGAAGTGTCCTGAATCAAAAGCTTTGCTTCGTGTCCATTACAACCAGCAGGACTGCATTCACCTAAACAGGTGTAGTCATCTTCAAAAGTCCACGTACTCACATTACTTCCCAACCAATATGCTCATGACGGAACCCAAATTGCTGCTTAACTCTTTCCCATCGAAGAACTCGAGGGCTAGGGTCCCACTGCATGCCACCATCAGAGAGTCCGGTGCAGCGCCAATATTCATTGCATTTATCACACTGGATGACATCGCCTGTATTACAACCACTACTAGGTTTTTCGCAGTAGCAGGGCTGTACTTCTCGGTGAACTACGTTAAATCCCATAATATTCCTCTATTCCTGAGACCCACTGTTCCTCGAACTGAGCCAGTGTCAGTCGTCGGTTGTGGGCCCAATAGGCAATTAGTTCTTCACTTGCATACTTCAATGCGCGAGACAGCTGTCCAGAGAAAAGAGTATAGCCATCAATTCCTTTAGAACGACCGAGGTGGTTGACAAGGACTCCGTTACATTCTTGAAGGGCTCGTTCGTACTGCCACTCGATGTGGCCTTCCCAAGCCCCATGCATCACTTGCCAATCTTTCTTGGCTTTTTCGAAAATAGCACCCATTATAGGTGGACCATAATTCCTTCATTGCCGAACAGATCAGCTGTAGCAGCGAAGTTATGTCCGACGATGGAGAGTCTCATACGGCGATCAGCAGAAGTGTACTCGATTTGACGAAGCTGACCGATAATAGAGGACTGGCCAAGACGACTGTCATAGGCATGAACCTCAACACGCGATCCAAGATAAGCGGCAATATCGTCTATAGTGACCCACTTGTGTCGAGGAACTTCAACTTCCTCAGGCTCGACAGGAACCTCTCGCGTGAACTGCTTCTTGATAATATCAAGCAAAGTCTTAATCATTGTCTTCTTTCAATATGTCTTTGATAGCTTGGTCCAATGTATCTCCATTGCACCAACGGCATGTGTATTTACGCTTGGGTGTTCTTTCAACATGATGTTGAATATGCTTTGTAAAGCTAGAGCGTAGTTTTGATTCAGGAGAAGTGCTACGTCCTGTAAGACTTTGACGGCGTTTCTCGCGAGTTGCTTCTGAATCGACTCGACCTATACCTGCTGCACTAATTTTAGCTCTAGTCTCATCTGAATGGGTTTTACCGTAAAATGCATTATTCTCGCCTTTACGCATTTCAGACATTTTCTTTCGAGTTTCCTCAGAAGCTTTACGTCCTATCTGCACTTCACTAATCTTCTTTCGAGTTTCTTTAGTGTGTTTCTTTCCATATGATGGATGAGATTCTCCTCTAAGGAAACTCTCTAAATCTCTAGCCTTCTGAGCGATAGAGCAGTTTAGACGTTGTTCGTGTGTCATTGTCCATCTATGGCCTCTGATTCCTAGACCACCATCAGCCATGTTTGTAAGGTAATCATCAGTAAATCGGGTGTCATGACTGCCTTGAAATGCGCGATAGTAAGCGATCCAATAAATTTCTCTTGCGTAAAGAAACTCTAGGTTCTCTTTAGGGCATTGTTCAATTACATCATAGGTAACATTCTCAGGTCCAACTTTATGAATCCAGTTGTCCTTCAAACCTCTACCGTAGTGCTGATCGCGAACAAGATGGCGTTTCAGAGTTTTCCACATCTCAACAGTTGAATATCCAATGTAACGAAATTCGCTATCTTTAGTATTTTCATGAAGACCATAAATTACCCAAGACTCTTTACCAGTACCCATACTATAATTCCTTATTTAGCCGATAAGTAAATTATACTATAGGACCAATCTAGTCATGCATTTACCAATTTGGGCGTCTGCGCTTTAGAGTTTTTTTGGTCGTCCAATGAAGATCGCAGTTACTGCACATGATATCCGTTTTGGTCCGATGATACTCAACGACCTTTAGGAAACGAGTAGAGTTAGGGCCACAATCCGGGCAGCGAATAACCCTCTGCCAATCGTGTCGTTTTCCGTCAGCGCCCATAGATTGAACGCGTCTTAATTCACTCTCATCGACGCCACCCCATGTCCCATGATGAATGCCATTCTTCAATGCATACTCGAGGCACAGTCGTTGGACTGGGCAAGCAGCACATACTTCTTTAGCACTTACTGGTAGTTCTAGATCATCGAAAAAGAAGAGATCGTCTGATGGTGCAGTGACTGTGTCTTTACAAGCAGCTTCATTGACCCACTCATTCGAAGCCCTACTCAGCAACTACTTCACCCTGAATTATGTCGTTGTTCTCAGTAACTTTGAAGTCTCTACTGAGAGGGAGAATCTTAGTGATATTGACGGCAACGTAGTCTCCATTTGCAGCCACTTCTCGTGCAAGATTTTTCCATTCTTCTTCAGTTGCAGGAATATAAGCGAGGTCACCCTCTATTTCTCCCTGACCCCATGGTGTTTCTTTCTCTAAATTCTTGAATGGATTCGGCTTTTCAAGGAATTCATAGAAAATTCGATGTGTTGACATGGGGGTACTCCTAAATTGTATAACTAAGTCTAGAGACAATTATACAATATATGACTACAAAAGTACACTGGCAGAAGTCCCGACCTAACGAGCAGATCGGGACTTCTACTTATTTGCTGGCGAGAGATTTCTCCATCGCTGCAACGCGCTTCTCATCGACAAAAGCAGTAACGTGAGGCAGTGCATCGCTCAGGTTCGGGATGTACTTCTTGATCACTCCGACGATTGCCGCAGGAGTAATGTTAAGACCTTCAACCGACGGAAGGTCAAGCACAACGTCGTCCTTGATCTGCATGAACTTGCGACAAAGACGCTCGAATTGCTCATCGATGAGGTACGTGATGTCATAGGTCGCATCAATTCGACCAGGTCGGACAACAGCCGGATCGATCTTGTCAAGGTAGTTCGTCGTCAGAATAAAGACGCAGCCATGAGGAGACAGAACACCGTCAAGAACGTTAAGCAGAGTCTCCATCGTCACGCCTCCTCCGTCAGATCGAGTCACTGCAGAAGCGACATCGATGTCTTCAAGAAGAACAACGCTGTTGGTGCTCACGTTCTTGATGAACTTGAGGAATGCATCGTTCGACTCGAGAGTAGAGAGTGAGGCCGAGTAGGTCTGCATGTGGAGCTCAGACGCAATTGCCTGCGCAGCAGAAGACTTTCCAGTGCCAGGAGCACCAGACAACATGACACCGTGGTGGTACGGAACGCCAAGCATGTAGTACAGCTTCTCGTACTGGAGGAAAGTACGGATTTCACGAACAATCTCTGTCAGCTGACCATCAGGAAGAATAACAGTGTCAGCAGTTCGAGCAGGAATCTGTGACCATGAGCCACTTCCCTTTGCATCTGCAACGTAGATGTCTGCAGAACCACGGACAACCTCATTGTCAGAGCGGATGTTGTGTGCCTTTGGCGCCAGCTCGAGAAGGAACTTATAGACAGCATCTCGCTCTTCAATAGTCCAGCACTCGAAAAGGTAGGAGTCTTGCGATTCCAGCTTCTTGGCGAAGTCAGAACCCATTCCGCGCCGGCTTCCGGATTCCTTGGGCTCTTCCCAGCTGACAGTCCCATCACCACGCTGTACCATCTTGGGCTGCGGAGGCGGAGTGCGGTTCACAAAGCGAACAGTGACATACTCGTCTCCAAGGTGCAGAACACTCTCAACAAGAGTGCGAGGTTCGATGTAGACGTGGACACCCTTGTTGCTGTCAGTTCCCTCAACAAGTGCACGGAGGTGTGGAGGAAGGTCTGCGACAGTCTCACACGTTTCATCACTCTCATGGTTGTAGTGGTCTGCAATGTTCAGGGACTGATAGACAACCTCAGGCTCCGTATTGCTGTCGACAGCGATCTGCTTGGTGTAGTTCTTGCGGATGTGGTTCTTGATCTCATTGAAGAGAACTTCACCATGGAACACACGAACAAAGAACTGGTCAGGAATGGGCTCGAGTTCTTCGACCTTGCTGTTCTCCTGAATAATCTGAATCAGGGTACGGAGAACAACGGCAGTTGAGAAACCGAGGGTAGTTCGAGAAATGAGACGCTGCAGCTTGAAGCTGTGGTTGCCATTCGTAACAGAAGCGGCTACGCCTGCAAGTTCCGTAATGAGCTGGATGGACTGAGTCCGAACATCCTTGTTGGTCTTGAGGTTCTTGGCCAGAGTTGCAACTTTATTCTTAATCATGTGTATCTTTCTTTATTTTGGCTTGTTGATAAGATTACTATATGTCAGTTATTTAGAGATGTACAAATCAGCTTTATAATCTGTAATCCAGATCTTTGTAGCAGTTTCATGATAAGTTCCCCATGAGTATTCAACAACCATTTCAGTCATCGAGTTCCTCACAAGAACCATCGTATTCCCATTCTCCGTGGCCACCCTCAGATTCCTGACCTTCGCCTTCAAAAGCCTTTTGAATAGCTTCATCATGGTCATCTGCTGTGACAACAACGTTGAGATATTGGTGACGGTACATCGTTACGAGAAATTCAGCCAATGTTGTTCCTTATGTGTTTGAGTAGTTCAGTCGCTTCAGTCAGATCAGCTTTAAGAGGGAGAAAAGGGTGTGCTTCCATCGAGTCAATGCGGCTGGCAAGATACTCGATGACTTGCTTTTTACTGAACTCATTTAGTGCCATGAAAATATCGAATGACACTTGAGAGAAATACGTAGAGTGCTGGAGAGTAGAGCTGGGAACTCTTCCTTCCCACAACCAATGAGCAGTGAGCTCACCAATGTAGTAGGCTTCGATTAGCTCCTTTTTCTTACCTGTGTTGAGATAAGAGGTGTATTTGCCTCGAACGTAGTTTGCATTTTTGCGGAGCCATTCAACTGAAATAAGGCCCCGTGCAACCATAATAGCTTGTTCTCCTAGAGGTGTAGAACATATCAGCTTATTAGAGCCAATGAACGGGAGGATAGCCGGGGTGCTCTTGGCAGCTAGCCGGAAGAACTTCCGTACTTCATAGAAAGTCTCGTCGTCTCCATCAGGAGAAGCAGTCGTCTCTACGTTTTTCGAGTCATTCCACTCGAAACCGCCGATATCTTCGTTACGTGCAATGAAGATACCGACGGTGTCGGTGTCAGACAGAGGGGTATCGTTGCCCTTAAGTTTACTGCCGACAACGGCTTCGTAGATGATGTTCATGTTAGAACAATATCATGAACCCTATCCATTGTAAACTTAAGGGAACTTTGGAAGTACCACTCGAATATTGGAAGTCATCATACCTTGGACACCCAAGGATACTGCCCTGTTGCGGTCAGCAATTGTGTGTACTTCCCACATGATGACCTTCTTACCAAGAGAGGTTGCCAGTGCAACGACGTTGGTGATGTAGGCATCTGATGCAGCGTGGTTCACACCAATCAGGTCCACATCTGACTTAGCAACAAGGGTTTGCCAGTCAGCGTGGGCCGGATCATCTTGAAGTAGGTAACCCCATGTCGTAAATCCTCGCAACTTGGCACCTTGGAATCCAGCAACGATAGGTGCCTTCCAGACAAAACGGTTGGTGGCATCTGGGTAGCTCGCCATCAGGTCCAGAAGGGTTGCCTGCCACGCACCACCAGTCTTTGCTTCTACAAAGCATACGTGGTCGATGGCAAACTTGTCTAGTAGAGGCACAAGCAGAGGGATCGGCTGTCGGTCCTGTGTAGGATTGTCCGTGAAGGCTGCCGTGTTGGTTAGAGCTGAAATCTGCGCTGCTGTTGAGGATGAAATAGTGAGACTGGTTTCAGTCATACGGTTGGTGTTGGTGTCGTGGTGGGCGACCATCACGTTGTCTGAGGTGATATTGACGGAAATCTCAATCGCCTTCAGTCCCCAGTTCACCGATCCTGTGTACGCTCTCATGGTATGCTCAGGCCAGTTGTCTCCACTACCTCGGTGAGCGATGTAGAACGGGTTTGTGGAGAGTAGGTCTGAGATTTTATAGTTGCCATTATAGGGTTCCATTTTGGTTACTGCAACTTCTGAGGCACCATTCCAGATTGTAGCATTTAGCGCAACTTCAGTAGTTCCATTCCAAAGTCTGAATGGTGAAGTAATAGGTGCAACCTTGGCGGGAAGACCTAGCTGGACAGCCCAACCATTGCTTGCTTGCGTGCTTGGATAGACTACAGTAACAGGGTCTGTAGTTGCTGGTGTAGCATAGTTTCTGGTACCCACTGCAATTGTTTCAATCTGGACAGTACCAACTTGGGCCTTATAGAACCAAGGGGTTGAGCCAGTCATTGAGGTGTAGTTGGCTTCAGCAGCTGATGTACGCTCGGTGGATACCGTCACGACAAAAGTGTTGGCTACTGTGGTGGTGATCGGGTCGGCAATATTATTGAAACTGGAACCAGTGGTGGAACGGTAGCGACCATCTGTTGGGATGATCCATCCAGTATCAGCCACACCACGGAACCACATAAGGGTTATTTTGCCCGAGGTTGTGTTTGCACCGTAGTGGAAGACGTACCCCGTATCTCCTGCAATGCGCTTCTTAGTGAAGATGGCAGTAGAGAGTGTGCCAGTGACCTTCATATTGTAGAGCGCAGTCCATCCAGTCGGCACAGTAAGTGTCTGGCCCTGACCAGTCACAACAACAGCAACCATCCAGTCATCAGTTGCAATCGTTCCATCGGGTGTTAGGGTATAGTCGAAGACACCTGTTGTGAATTCTGCATCGACATGCCCGACTTGGGTAACAGCCATTAGGTTGCAGTCCTAAAGACAGCTGTTCCTGCCGGAGTATTAGGCGGGATGGTGTCCTGAGGTCCTAGCCACAGTACCATAGATGGTCCTGCTGGGCCAGTGGCACCTGTAGGTCCTTGAATTCCTTGAGGTCCTGCTGGTCCTTGAATTCCAGGGGCACCATCAGCCCCATTATTTCCTGCAGGGCCAGTAAGTCCAATAGGTCCTTGAGGTCCTGGTCCACCAGTAGGGCCAACAGGTCCTTCAGGTCCTTCAGGTCCAGCTGGTCCGATGAGGCCAACAGTTCCTTCACCACCAACTTCTTGAATAAGAGGTTCCAGAGCTTCTCGCAGTGCTAATGCTGTTTCACTCTCAGATGTTAGAAGATGGGCAATTTTTCTGTCGCCCCATGGTATTTCAATAGCCATTGTCTGTCCCCGTTAAATACGTATATTAGACATATTTTATCATGTGATCTAGATCACATATTAAAAGAAAGAACCCCTTCAAATGGGATGAAGGGGTTCTTCTATCTTAGGGGCGGTGTTTGGAGTCTTTCTTGAAAAACATCCAAGCACCTGTCAGGACAAAGATAACTCCAATCACTGTAAGTATCCATGATCCGACAGACAATCCTGTAGCTGCAAGCGCTCCTGCAGCGATGCCATGCGTTGTTGTATTTCCGTACATTATATTCCTTCTGCTTTGTATTGCGCTGCCCAAAGGTCGCGCTCTTTTTTAGTTACTGCTTTCTTTGCTACTTCAATCCATGATGCAAAAATCCAACCACCTTGAATGCATTGAAGAAATTCCATCGGAAGAATTGTCACAGCAAGTACCATGTCCCATTTATCTCGATGTGGAATACGTAGAGTTGACTTGATATTCAATGCAATGTAGAGTAGCGGGATCAACCAACCCCACCAAACAAATGCAACAGAATCTAAAGCTATTGCGAGAATCATCACACCTACCCATAGCAACCGAATTAGAGGAATGAGTAGACCTTTAGCTTGAGACATCCAGTCATGAAGTGTAAGACGGTTCAATCCAAAACGAAGAAGATCGTACAGAGTACCAGTCTGCCACTTCATCCGCTGTCCCCATAGGGATTTGAGGTCCTTCATTCCATCTGTGTAGGCTCGGACTGTAGGTGATACTTTCGTAGACAGCTTGAGTTCTCGAAGACGATAAGTGATTTCATAATCTTCTACAGCACTCTCGTAAGACCATGGTCCTATTCGATCTATCCGAGATGCTAGAATTCTCATCGCTGCACCGGAAAATGCTGAGCCTGCTCCAGCTAGAACATTTGTCCATCCACGATTCAAACCCATCTGAATATTTGAAGAATACTCAGCTTTCTGGAGACGGCCAAAAAATCCTGGCTGCTGCACCGTAAATTTAGAAGTCGATCCACCGAAGTCCTCATCAGTGAGAAACTCCTGTTCCCAGTCTGCAACAGCATTTGATGGAAAGACTGTGTCTGCATCCATCGAAATGACTAGATCAAAGCTTTGACCGAATTTTACCCATGCTCGGTTCAAAGCTTCAGATTTACGATGTGCAAGCTTCGGCAGCTCATAGACAGTCACAGGATATTCTCGTGCAATGTCTGCAGTGTCATCAGTGCATCCATTTGGAATGATGACGATTTCGTCGGGTAGTCGGGTCTGCGAAAGCAGTGATTCGATGGTGTCTCTAATACTTCCAGACTCATTGTGCGCTGGAACCAGAGCAATGATAGATGTGATTGTATTTGCCTTTGTTTTGTTTGTGTAGTTGATATTGACTACTATATAATAACTTTTATCCAATGTACACTTAAACAAGAAAGACCCTCCAGATTTCTCTGAAGGGTCCTTCTCAGTTATTTACTTGTAGTCGTCCAGCAAGCTAGAGACTGCCTGAGCAAACTCACTACGTTCAGATTTCTTCATCGATGTGTGTGCGAAGAGCTTGTGGCCTAGCATACGAGAGACTACATTGTAGACTCCATCATAACGACCAACGTGTAGGTTGTCACGCTGTGCGATGTCCCAGGTAAGAACAGCTTTCGAACCATGGCCGAGACGAGAAAGAACAGTAAGGATGACGGACTTCTCTAGGTTCTGAGCTTCATCAACAATGATGAATGCATCATTAAGAGTACGACCACGAATGTGAGTCAATGGGAGAACCTGAAGCTGCTGCTTAGTTTTCATCTCATCGATCTGACGCTTCGTAAGGAAGCTCTCGAGTGAGTCAAAGACTGCTGCAGTCCATGGGTCCATCTTCTCTTGCTCAGTTCCTGGAAGGAAGCCAAGCTCTTCTCCACCGACAGCGTGCATAGAGCGGAAGACGATGATCTTCTTGTGCTCTTTACCGAGCTGCTCAACACCAGCTGCAAGAGCAAGCATGGACTTACCACCACCTGGAACACCGCCAAGAGAGACACACTTGATAGTTGGATCCATCAACTGCTCAATAGCAATTCTCTGCTCAGCAGATTTACCACTGACCGTCTTGTGAAGAATTGTTTCTTTGATGAGTCTGAACTCGTACTGCGTCTTGGCAATTGCAAGAGCACTTCCAGTGCCTGATCGAAGAACAACACCCACATTGAGTGGAACATCAATTTCAAGTTTGATGGTGCCATCCTTGTAGAGAGCTGCCATCTCCTCGCCTGTAATGTCGAAGTATTCAATGTCATCGATGAATTCACCTGTGGTGTTTCCTTCGATGAAGTCTTCAGTTGCAACGTTGACGAGAGAAGCAACAATCTTGAGAGGGATATCCTTAGAGACAAGAACTACCTCATCTCCCGCTTCAGCTTCTTTGGCCAGTCCATGGGCAACGGTAATGATCTGAGTGTCATTACTTGGGTGTGCCTTTAGAATCGTAGGAATATCCCCGACGTGATTGATTTCAACACGAATCTTGGTGTTGTTTTCAATCCAAACACCGGTCTTCAAATCTCCAATTTCTCGTAGTTCTTCGAGCTCTCTGAGTACCATCCGTGCTTCATAGCCAAGGGATGGGTCAGATCGTTTGGATTCAAGTTCTCTTACACAGACGAGGGGAATAACAATCTCTGAACCTGGGTAGGAATAGAGAGCTTTACGTCCAGCTGAAAGAAGAACTGAAGTGTCAATCACGTAAATTTTAGACATATTTATTCACTTAATGTCGAGAGCCGTAGGAATGGCCTTGTGTATCTATTCTATACTATAAGAGGAATATATAACAATTACCACTTAAAGCCTTCATAAGGCAGTGAAGGCTTAGGGGCGACGCGATCAAACAGTCTGGACTGCTCTGTAGCATTCCAACACTGTTCCTCTGCCAAAGCAACCCACTTGTCCATTGAAGGGCGAAGATAGTACTCAGTCTGATAGCGGAAACGAAGCTCACCGAATTTTTCTTTTACTGAGATGAGCCTGTAGTCAGGATCAATTCTCTGTAAACGGTTGTTCAGATCAATGAGTATAGGAAACCACGTGTAATGATCGATTGTGCAATCCTCAATCATTTTAAGACGTTCAAAATTCTTCATCAGCGGCCCTTAGAAGTAGGCAGGAGCCACAGATCAGTCTCATTGAAGATGTAGTTGGACATCTCAGGAAAATTGGAGAGTGCTTGGATAGTCGCAAACGTGTCAAATGCCATTGCCTTCGTCAGCTCATCTCGAATCCGATCCTGTGCAACCTTCTGCATCAGATTGTGAATCGAGAGTGGAACCTGCTGAGTAATGAAGTAGAAGACATCCTCATCCAGTATGAAATCCAAAGTGATTGCAAAACGGAAAGCTCGTAGCATTCTCAATGGGTCTTCTTCGAGACGATCAGTACTTCCAACGCATCGGATGATTCTCTTCTCAATGTCTTTAACACCACCGTGAGGGTCGAGGATATTCCCCTTCTCATCAATGGCAATTGCATTCATTGTGAAGTCACGGCGTGCCAGGTCATCATAGATGGTGCCCATTTCAACAGAGTCAGGTCGACGTCCATCGGAATAGGCACCATCTTTGCGACATAGGACAAAGTCAAAGGTCTGGCCTGAAAGATTGAAGTCTGCGAAACTCCATGGCAATTTGCGACGTGCTCGAATTGTCAGGTACTGCGGAGTCTCTAAGAAGATTTCGAAATCATTCTTTAGCAGCCAGTCTTTCATGGCTTCGTAAGATTCGGCTTCAACTGAAAAGTCAAAGTCGTGCGAGAGGCGACCCATAATGTGGTCACGAACTGCACCACCTACGAGGTAAAGATGTACGTTTGTCATTTTGTCCTTTAGATTGTTTACGAGTTCTCTGAACCCTTATGTCGATTGTATACTAGTCGGTCAGTTTCATCTACCACATCATCGACTATATCCTGAGCTCGCATGATGGACTCATACTTAATCCAGTGGTGGCGGCAAAAGAGAAGATCGAGCCCTGACGTGAGAACTACTTGTACGTAGGCCTGGGCTCCATCTCTGTCACAGCGATGGTTGGCATTTAGGGTGTATTGACGAGGTTTGGTGGGTGTCTCAGACTTAGCCTGGGTAGCTGTAGCAATACTCATAACCGCTCCTTAGTAGATAACTAATTCTAAATCAGAAGTCAGAGTCAATGGGGCCAACACGGAAGAGTGTCAGTCCGATTTCCTCCCACATCCGACAAACCTTGAGACGGTCATCGAACACACCAACTACACTGTAGTTTGGTGCCACGTGCTTGTAGAACAACTCGTGCTTGACGATGTCATCAGGAATGTATGAATCCTTTGGACGCATGAACAGAGCTTCACCGAACAGCTCGTGCTTGATCAGCCAATCCATTGTCTCGTTGTAGCAAACCTCATCACGACCAGACATGAAGATGACTTTGTAGCCAGCCTTGATCAAAGAGCGCGCAACCTTGATGACTGCCCAGATCGGAGAATCTTCTCCAACACGGTGCCAATCGAAAGGTCCACGTCCAAACATCTTTGCCAATGTGCCATCGATGTCGAAGAGGAAGACTTCCTCCAGCTCCTCATTTGGAACGTAAGTCGTCCACTTTCCCACTTCAGTTCCTTCAGAAGAGAAGTCAGGAACAATAGGAAACTTGCCCTTTGTGATGTAGCGCTGGTGGAAATTGCGGATGACGGCTTCACCAACCTGACGGTCAGTGGCTGCAGCATCACGACGAACAGCTTCTTCAACGTCGACTGGAACATCTTCGATGACCAGAGGAATTTTCATCTTCTCAGCCTTTGACTGCCATTCACGCACAGTCTTGAGGCGAAGGTTCGTTGCATCGACACAAACTGAAAGCTGGGCTTTCAATGCAGCAGTCACCATTGCGTGTTCGATTGTGGAGACAGTCTCTTCCTGCTGGCGCTCCAGTCCCCAGTACATTCCATACAGCTGGAAACGGATGTCATCGCGGTTAATACGGACTCGTCCACTGGGGTTTTCAGCAACCCATGCCTTGGCAAGAGTGCTTTTGCCGCTTCGAGGGATTCCTCGGTACAACTTGATTACTTGTTCTTCGATAGTCATATTTGAATATTATCCTAGTTCTCTCATTTTGTACAATTCTTCTACGAAACCAAACTGATAGATAGACATCAGAGTTCCACCTCATCAAGTGCTCGCATCAATTCACCGAGGTCGCTGAACTTCTTCTCAGCTACAGTCTCAGTCCAACGGGTAGGTTCGTGCAAAGTCTTAATGACCTTGACAACCGTCCAAGAGTTAGTGTCTGTGTACTCGCAAGAGTAGCCAGCCCATTCAGTGATAGTCTCTGTTGCCGTGTTCATTACGACTACCAGAGAGTCATCGGTGACTCCGCAGATACGACGGAGTCGCTTGTCCATTTCTTCTTTGAAGCTCATTATTTCAACCCTTCCAGTGCGTTGAGGCAGTTGTGGATGTGTTCCCAGAGCTGTTCTCGATTCATGCCTACATAGGCAAAAGACTCATCCCCATACTGATCAACTGTCTCAACGCCTAGTTCAACGTAATCATTACCGAGAACTTCGATACTAATTTTTTCCTGTTGATTGGAAGAACGATTAACATCAATTGTGAGATTCTGCTCTGTGCCAAGTCTCGTGTATTCAGTAGCCATTTTCTTTGTCCTTTAAGTAGTGTGGTGTTGCTGATAGAATTACTATATCCTACCAGCAACACCATGTACACTTAAGAAAGGACAGTCTTCCGGGCCCAGTTGGGAGAAGTGAATGTCATGTTCTGAGTGATGATCTGATCAATAACCGAGACAGCCGTTTTCATCCGTCGTTCATGGTCACCACAGACAAGTACCCAAGAGTGTCCTCGCTTCGTGAGAAGCTGCTTGAAGTTCTCTGTCATTCGTTCGCGGAGATGTTCACCATCACGGTAGCCATCATCCTCAAAGTCAACACCTTCATCATCAGTGATCAAGTACAGATCACGTCGAGGCAAAGGGTTGTCGATCAGGAGCCGCGAGTCCTTGTCTGTGTAACGCTCTTCCCAGATGCTTGTAGCCAATACATCGGTGTCTGCGATGACTAGAGGGGCACTATCAGCAGCATAGTTTTCCATCTGCTGCTGAGACTTTGCAATGTGCTGGAAGTCTTCCTTCGTCCACTTCAAGTCATCCATTCCAGCATCTGGATTTGCATAGCGGAGATGAGTCAGCCAGTTTTCAGTGAAGATACGACCATACTCAGGCACAGTTCCCATCTCAGGAAACTGAGGTCGGTAGTGGTCAACAAGAGCTTCAGTGAGAGTTGTCGTTCCAGTTGACTCTGCACCGACAACGATGATGCGAGTTGCCATTTCCTGTCGAGCAGGTGCAATGATCTGGTGCCAGTTTTCTGCATGCTGGTCTCGACAGGCTGTACCACTGACATGGAACTTGGAGCGAGACTGGTCAATGACTACATTCTCTGCTTCGAACCAATCAGCCAGTTCCTCACCATAGGCTTCTGAAGTGAAGACTTTGTGGATTTTACCGTTGAACTGCTTCTCAAGAGCCAGACGCATCTGCTCTACATGAGCTTTCCAGATTTCCCTGGAGTGGTAGTCTTCAGGTGTATCGTTCTTCTGCCCGATGAAGCGGACATTTCGCTGTGACTTGAACTCTTCTTGCAGCCACTCGACTCTCTGATCTACTTCAATACTTTCGAACCGGTTGCCAAGAACAATAACGAAGAGGAAGTCGACCTGCTTTGCTGCTTCTGAAATCAGATGAGCGTGGCCTTTGTGGGGTGGGTAGAACTTGCCGATTACGAGACCGTTGGTCATTAGACAGTCACCAGTTCCGGAGTCTCCTGAGCTTCTTCAACCTTGCAGGTTTTCTTCCAGTCGAAGAGACCGTAGATGCAGAGTGCAAAGAAGCCGATGTAGAGGATTGCCGTCAGTGTGAGACCCTTGCTGAAGTATAGGGGAATCGAGACAAGGTCGATGACGATCCAAACGTACCAGTGCTGGAAAATCTTTTTGGCCTGGCCGTAAGTGGCAACGAGAGAAGCTGCAAGGATAAATGCGTCAGGGATGGGAACACTCGAGTTGGTTGCAAAGGAAAGAAGAGCACCGATTGCTACTGTACCGACGACAATTGCTGCAAGACCATTGATAGCTTCACTTGTGTAGGTGTCTCGGATTGGAAGGTCATTGCGGAGTTCAGTCGATTTGGAACCTCGGCTCCAGTTGTACCAGCCATACGCTGCAACAACTGCGAAGACAACCTGCAGGAAGGAGTCTGCATAGAGACCCGATCCGAGGAACAGGATGGTGAAGGCGACGTTGTTGAGAATACCTACTGGCCAGTTCCAAAGGTACTGTTTAGCAACTGCAAAGACGCAGGCTGCACCAGTTACGAAGCCGATGATTTCGATCCAACTGACTGGAGCTCCGAACAATTCGAAGGGAGCCGAGGTCATCCAGGTAATAAGTTCATTCATTGTTTGTTTTGTTCCTTTTTAGGTGGTTTGTGTTGATATAAAGACTCTATACAACTTTTTAGAGAATGTACACTTAAGGTTCCATGTCGCTGAATGGAGGCAAAGAAACACCGAACGGCTGAATGTCAGCCCATGCCTTCATCTGAATACCCGTCGCATCTCCATGACGGATGTAGCGAATGATTTCAGTGACGTAAGGATGAGACTGAGCCTTGAGCCAAAGGTCCTGACCTTCGAGATGACGAATGTCTTCAGCAAACTTGAATGCATCAGTAATTTTGTCACCAGCTTTAATATAGTGCTCCTGTAGAGTTCTATGCACCCAGTTTTCGAACTCGTCAGGAACAGTGTCAAAGAGACGAGCTTTCCAGTCATCCTGCTCTGCAGCATCGACAAAAGCCTTGACGTCATAGAAGAAGACAGAACCCCAATGTTTCGGGTCTTCCTTGATGTAGGGAACATCCTTGAACAGATCGGCAACTTGGTAGACCCAAAGGCTACGTGCCGACGTTCCTGTCACAATTGCATGAAGTCGCTTGTAGTCTTCCTGCTTGATCTTGAGGTGGACAGTGCCATCCTGTGAAAAGACATCGAGAACAAGACCCTCAGCATTGTGACGAGGGGGAATAGCGAGAGCCTCTGCAACTGTAATGTTCCGCTTAAGAATAATGTCAGAGGTGATCTGACGGCGGATAATACCTGTATCAAGGAGGACAGTGCCCAATGGGCGGATCGACTCTTCAGCTCCGTAGTCTAGGACGATGCGACCTTCAGGGTAGATAATTTCAAAGATGGGAGTTGCCCAGCGTAGCATGCCTTCATCCCACTGGTCCCGGTAGTATTCACCTTCATCTGAAGAATCCAAGAGCTCTGTTGCCTTTAGGGCCTGAGGTGAGTTGAAGCTGCCCTTTGTTGCAATGCCATCATGGCCATTGTAGCGCCAATAAACACCAAGCGAACCATCCAGTTTGTCTGTGACGTAGCACAAATCATCAAGCGAGAACTTGGGTGCACCTGGCTGGCCGTAGTTGAAGAACTTTCCAGGACCTCGAGCAATGACGTAGCCTTCTTCATCGATGATGAGACCTCGGCAAACCATTGTCTCTGCGGTCCAGTACTGCTTGAACTGCGTCAAATGAGTGTAGCAGAGAATTTCGATGGGAAGTTCAGAGTGGTGAGACCGTTTGATCATTCCATCCGCAATATCTTTTTCAAGCTGGATAGGATCGAGAAGTTCAGAGATATGAATTTTAGCAGGGGTTGACAATTACTTTTCCTTTAGTTGATGTTAGAACTACAATATACTACTTAGCAGCAGATGTACATTTACTGACGGTAGTGGAGTTCACCAAGAGCACAGAAGTCAATAAGAGCGTCGAAGTCACTGCTGTCATACAGCTTTTTGTCATAGGAGTTCAACCAACGGAAGGAATAACCTCGCGCATCCAATGCCATAAGGTAGCTGACATGGGTTTCAGCTGGGGCTAAGACTGATACTTGGGTATAGAACTCTACTTCTATCCAGCATTCGACGTCCTCAGGCTCACCGGTGTCACTGAACGTATCTTCCTCGTACAGCTTGCCAATAATAGCGCATGTCATGACGATACCTGGTCGCTGAGGGGTGTGGCTGACTTGGGTTGCTTTGATGATGACTTGCTCTTCTGGATCGAGAGCTTCTCTTTTCGGACTATCCTGTGTCTGGGTAATCTCTGTAAGATCATCATACAAAAGGTCTAGGTCGAGATTGTCATCGAAGTAGACGATTGTAATGAGTGACATATGGTTACAGCCTTAAACAGATATAGTGGTTCTACGAATAGAACCACTATATCTTATTTAGTTAGAGAAGTACAGTTACTTCTTGTCTACCTGGATGAGAGGGTTGGAACCATTCGGAACTACGAATACGTTACCCTTAGCACCAAGGTCTCGAAGGGTATCGAGCTGCTGCGACTGAAGAACTTCAGGGGTAAGAGAAGCGGCAAGAGTTCGGTTAGCCTTGGCCTGAGCTTCAGCTTCTACGATTCGCTGCTGTGCAGAAATCTTAGTTGCATCGAGCTTAGCCTGTTCCTGGAGAACCTGAGTCTTGGCATTCTGTGCATCGGTGAATCGGTCCTGAACAACCTGAGGGTAGCGGATACCCTGAAGAGCGACCGAGTCTACGACGACACCCTGCTTTTCCCAGCGAGTCTTAAGACCTTCAACGATCTTGAGCTCAAGTTCAGAGCGCTTAGCGAGTACATCTACCGTCGAGTAGCTAGACGGTACGTTTCGAACGACGGAGCGGATGTCCTGGTCGATGAGCTTCGAAACGAAGTTTTCCTGAGACTTGTAGACAGTGAAGATGTCGGACACCTTGTCAGGCTTGATTGAGTAGCGGACTGCTACGTCAATGTTGGCTGTAACGCCGTCCTTGTCCTGAGCTGTGATTTCCGGACCGTTGACCTTCTCATTGCCACTTGCCTGACCATTCAACTTGTAGATGGCCTGCTGACCGGTGATGTCAAAGTCAATTGCTTCCTGGTTCGGGAACTTCCAGTCAGGACCTGCAGTTGTGTCTTCACGAGCAATGGTACCGTCCCAGTTCTTGATGACCTTTGCTTCGCCGACTTCCTGAGTGTAGAAGGAAGAGAAGACAAGCATACCGCCACCAATTACGAGGGCTAGTAGACCTGCACCCAACTTAGCGGGAGCACCAGGGCCGAAGATGGCAAAGCCAGCGCCGACCACGAGGATAATAATGCCGAGAATAAAGAGAATCAATTTCGTCCTTTTGTCATTGTTTGAGGGAGGGTGCCTTGTGACACCCTCCCAGGTAAAGCAGGGGTTGTTATTTGCTCGTAGCCAAGATGCGCTTGTGAGCGTTGTTGCGAAGCTTCTCACCGAATCCTGCATCTGCAAGAGACTTGAAGCGAGAAGTGTCATTGTGGTACTTCTTCACGTGGTCCGAGAAGAAAGTAACGGTGTTGAAAGCTGCCCAAGCTGTTCCTGCACCAGCCGCATTGATAACAGTGGGTTCGTTCTCGTAGATGTCCATCAGAGACGCTACGGTCTTGGTCTTCTGGACCTTCGATTCGGGAACGATTGCATTGGCGAGGTTGAGCATTTTCTTCTCAGTGAAAGGGATAGACAACATCTTCTGTACCTCGAGCTCGAAAGCGTCGTGGTACTTGACGGTCATCTGAAGAGCTTCACGAGCCTCTTCAATCCTGCCACTGAGAGAAGACTGGTGACGAAGTGACCATTTGTGCTTAGCGCCGTTGAGAGCCATTGTCACGGTGTTGTTGCAGACTGCTCGAATCTGAGTAAGAGCGGCTGTGAAAGACTGTGAGCCATCATGCGAGTTGGTGATGAGAAGATACGTCTTGTGAGCATCTTCACCAGCTACCAACCAATCTTCTCCAACCTGAGCCGTCAGGAAGACTCGCTTTCCACCGAAGAGAGAACCAGCTGTAGTGTACTTGGCTTCTCCCGAATCGACGAGGTTGTCAAAGAATTCGAAAGCAACGTTATTCTGGAAGAGGTTGTATCCATCTCCAACGATTCCCAGTTCGTGGTCATCCGAAGTTCGGACTACAGCATGTCGACCAGAGAAAAGCTTGTTGCTTGATCCGAACTTGAGTGGCTGCTTTTCAACCATCCAGTCAAGTCCTGAAAGCTTGAGAGCTTCAGAAGCAGTCTTGACTCCTTCAACTACATTTCCGACTCCGTGCCAGGGAACGAGTGATTCACCTGAAAACATGGTTTCAACTGCGTGCATTTTGGTTTTCCTTAGTTTGTTTGTTTGAGTTGCTGTTGATAAGACTACTCTATAACACACTTTGGAAAATGTACAATCCTAGGGCCAGAGTACTACTGCCGGCTTAAAAGCTTCATCAATCTCATGCTCCTCGTAGTCGCGCTCACTGATGAGGTCCTCACGGGAGAACAACTCTCCAGCTTCCAGGACTCCACCAGCATACGTTCGTTCGACGAGCTCAATCGAAAAGTCATCAGTCGAATAATAACTATTGCCCTCTTCATCACTGGCTTGAATGACTTCCATGGTGGGGTCTTGCTGAGCCAGTTCGGTCATTTTTTCTGCGAATGCTACAATATTCATGATGGGCCTTCCTGAAGGCTACGTTAGCTTCCAGGTCTTGACCCAATCGGAAGCATTTGATGTAATGGTTATAACCATTATATACAACCTTATTATTCTACAATCTCAGGAACCACACTTGTAACGATGAAAGCTGCCTGTCTGTCATCACTGTCAAAGGCTTCAACTAGACTCATCAACTTATCTTCCATATACGCTTTCTCAAGATCGGCAAGCTGATAGATGTCATCAGGATCACCTTCGAAAACTTCACTTGAGAAGATAACTTCGATCGTAGCAGTGTAGGTCTGGTAGTTCGTAGCCATTAGGCTTTTGGTTCCTTACTGGATAGTTCAGCATAGAGAGCAAGATATGCAGCTCCATCAATTGCAGAGTCTTCTTTGTAGCCTGCAATGTTTCGTACAATTTTCAGCAAAGCCATAGCAATAGCGACATCTGCTGGAGTTAGTGGTTCCTTCAACTTCTTTTTAAGTTGAATGTTCCAAGCATCGGCAATGTTCTGAAAGTTCTCTTCAGGTGGACCGTACTGCTCTTGTCGGTCACTGGTGATTAGCTTTGCAGCTTCGTTGAGAATTTCTTCGCGCTTTGTCAATGTCTTCTTCGGAATAGTAAAGGTACTGTTTGTATTGTCTGTCGTGTAGACAGGATACTTTGGTGGGCTTGTAGGAAGTATGATGTCATAACCAGGATATGGGGCTTTTATCTCATAGGGGGTATTGATTATATGCCCATCTACGATGCCAGCATTCCACTCTGCATCTTTTAGTGCTTCTTCAGAATTTGTCATCTAACAATCATATCCTAACGGAAGTCAAACGAGAAAATCTCGCCGTCTTTGGTGAGGAAGGTTGCAGCTGAAGGATTTCCAACTCCACCATGACGTCGACGGTAGTAGTTTGACTCAGATTCAAAGGAAGGCGTACGAACAGTGAACATGTCATTCTCCTGCTCGAAACAACCTGTGTGGTTGTGACCATGAATAAGAACGTGAACACCCTGCATCGGAGAGTGGCGGTTGAAGAGCTGACCCTTGAGCCAGTCCCAGTGCTTACCCTTTGTCCACTGGTCTCCATGCACTTGAACGATTTTGGTACCTGCAACTTCACGAACGAGAGTATCCTCATCGAACGCTACAATACCAAACTCAAGGTGGCCGAAGAGGTAAGGATCGCCAAACTCTGTGAGTGCCTGCTTAATAGAAGACAGAGCCTGAACTGCCCACGAGTCAGAGGAATCTGTCGAGACAGGTTCACGCTGAGCCTGATCGTGGTTGCCAGGTACTGAGTCAATTGTCAGTTTAGTGGTGAGAGGTGCGAAGGCCTTGATGGTGAAGATCATCAGAGTCTGCATCAACTGGACCTGCTGAGTTGTTGTCAGTTCAGTTCGGCGTGCATTACGACCACCCTGTGAAACCATACCTTCGATGAAGTCACCAACCCAAGAAATATGGATAGGTCCAATTTCATCACGGAATCGGTTGACCTTATTTACAGCATGCTGAACTGAATCGACATAGCGCTGGACAATACCTTTAGTACCGTCTCCATCGGCTTTACCGAGCTGAAGGTCTCCAGCTGCAAAGACAAATCCCTTGTCGCCAGTACCAGGTTCTACATACTCTGGGTAGGAAACATCCGTAACAGAGGCAATTAGTAGATCAAAACTCTCTGTTGAAATTGGTTCAACAACCTTGATTGGCTGGACATTATAGGAATGGAGGTAGGGTCCACCAGGTGTTCTCTGCCACTGCTTTGCACCAGCAATATAGAACTTAGTAGGATCGTAGCCAAGCTCCTCAAGCTTGCCTGGTTCTTCCTCAGCAGATACCTGCTCATCTTCTGCATATTCTTCTTCATCGAAAGAAGTTGGAGGAGCTACAACACCAGTTATTGGTCTAAGTCGAGCAGTAGGATCTGATTCTTCTTCAGGAGTACCAGCTTCAATATGCTTTTTAAGATAAGTAGAGATAGCAGTGGGGCTAATCTGAATATCAAATGCTTCTGCAATATCACGAGAAATATCTGCGTAAGTTAGTCCACTTGCGTAAAGTTCTGTAATTGCTTCATGATATTCTCTGCAAACCCCAGGATAAGCTTTTTTCAATTCGTCATTCCTTTTAGTCGATAAAACATAATTTCTATAATAACAAAGGGTCAAGTAAAAGTACACTTGACCCTTTAGTACCTCTATGTGGGATCGAACCACAGGCCTGGTCTTCGGAAAACCATGCTCTGTCCACTGAGCTATAGAGGTAAAAAGAATGGCAGCCACAAGGACTGCCATTCTTATTTACTTTTTGTTCTTACGCTTACGTCTTGGCTTATCTGACTGGATGTAGACCTTGACAGGAATATGTGGCTGGAACAAAAGAGGCATACGAGCTTCCTCAGGAGTTCTGTCATTCTTCTTGTTGTTACATGGAGAACAAGCTGCAATAGCATTCATCCATGTGTCTCCACCACCACGAGACTTTGGAAAAATGTGGTCGTGAGTTGTTGCTGCTTTGTTGCAGTAACCACACTTGTATTTGTCTCGTTCAAGAACTCCACGCTTCGAGAAAATAACATCTCGAGTAACGTATGGAACCTTGACAAACTCTAGAAGACGGATCACCAATGGGAATGGAATGTCAATTCCACCCACTGAACGGATTCTCCGAGACTCATCGCCTTCTTCGATAACTGCACGATTGGATGCGACAAGGGCTAGAGCTCGTTTAAGCTGTGTAGGGCCGAGCTCTTGGTAACTTGCGTTAAGTACATTCACTTGAGTGTACGCGATAATATGGTTGCTCACTTGTCATCCTTTCATCATGTCAGTGTGCTAGTAGAAATATATACACTGCATTTTACAATGTACAATCGAGGTGAGTGTGGGACTCGAACCCACGTGCACGCTTTTGCAGAGCGCGACCTAACCACTCGGACAACCCACCAGAGAGCCACAAGCGGGCAACGATCCCACGACCTCGTCCTTACCAAGGACGCACTCTACCAACTGAGCTATTGTGACATATCACGCTTTTGGGAGAAGCGTGCAAAACTCTATAAGGTTATTATATACTGAAACAGGCTAAACATACAATCTCTTCGATGGGGATGCCACCTTCAGACATTGCGTAAATTTGCGTCCCGTAGTACTTGAAGCGGTCAATATCACCATCACACTCCATGCAGACCATTTCTTTCTCGAGTTCGGTGACAAGAAAAAGAATGGACTCTTCGTCCACTAGTGGCCAATTTCAAAATATTCGACGTTGAAGCCATCGCGAGTAGCTGTGACTTCTGCAGGATCACCGAACTTCTGCTGAAAGAGGTCAGAGAAGTGGTCCCATTCTCCAGCTAGTGTAGCAAAATCTTCTCCAAAGCTAGATGGAATTTCTACTCCACCAAGAGATGTTACCCAGTGGCGCTCGTAGGTTTTGCCGTTGTATTCCCCGTAGTTGAAGAGACTATAGCTGTCGAAACTAGTATCACCGTAGTCTTCGTTGTAGTCATCGGCTTCTTCAACGTCTTCATCCCAATCACGGCCAGGATTGCCAAGGCCGAAGCGAACTTCATGCAAGCTAAATGTACAGGGTTCACCATCATTGAAGCCGGGAGTGCCTTGGCCCCATCGAATGAAGGTAACGAAGGGGTACTTCTCGAAGAACGTGTCAAGTACCTCCAGAAACTCCTCAGGGCCTTTCTGAGGTACTGGAGTGGAATAGCTATAGTTGCTTACATCCCCATGGATTGGGCGTCCCAGGATGTCATTCTCAGTCGTGGTCATAAAATTCTACCCTAAATCCTTCTTTAGTTGCAGTCACTTCTGCGTGGTCACCAAATGTCTCTTGTAGGAACTCGTAATGGTCTGAACCTAGCTCGTGTACCATGTTGCTAAATGCTTCTTTGATTTCAGAGTCCATCTCAATTACTCTTCCACCGTAGGGATAGAAAATCTCATCCTGCTGAAACTCTACTTCAGCAGACTTTAGCTTAATGTGGGTCTGGTCCTGAAGAACCCAAAACTCACATTCTTCACCGTCCATCCAGTATGGGGTGTACTGAACCCAAGAAACATACTCAACATCGTCAAAAGTGAGTACAGCGTCAAGAGCGTCTAGCCACTTTTGCGGATCTGATTGCTTTGACCATGGAGAGCGAATTTCACCCTCAATGGGACGGCCGAATACTTCACTTGTCGTCATCTGTCTTTCCTACCTTTACGATATTCTGGAGCATCTCTTCGCGTCCAATAAACTTGTTGCGTCGTCCACCCATCCAGGTGACACAGTTCATACAATCGAGCCAGTCTCCAGGAGATGGGATACAGCCGAGGTCCTCAACAATATGATTCTCAGCGATGTCACGGACAATGACTTTCTTTTCTTTCTGAGTCTTCTCGTCAAAGATGGTGATGTAGTGGCCGAAAACTTCTTGAGCCATGAATGGTCCATTGGCGTGGTGGAGCATTGCACGATGGCGAACGTCTCCATACGAGCTTTTGTATTGGTCAATCCATTCATGAATCTTGATATAGTCTTCTGGCTTGCCACCGAAATGGCGAGCAGAAGCTTCAGCATGCAGATAGGATTGTGCCATTAGACAGGGGTGTCCTCAAGGATTTCAATGAGGTTGGTGAGCTCAGCAATCTGACCTCGCACATATCCATAGTCTACGCCAGCACTGAAGGTGTCGTCATGGTTCCCACCACTGGCTACATCTGCTACAAACTCATCGTAGTCTTCTTCAATGTGCTCGATAGTATGCTGAAGATCAGCAATTTTGGAGTGGGCAAAACTAATCAATTCGTCTTTAGTCATTTATTTCCTTAGCAGGACCAGCAATCGCCGACCTGGAATTTGTTGTAGTCACCTTCATTGACATAGGCCCAACCGGTCTTGTCATTCTTTTTCAAATCAAATTTGTAGGTTGCAGCATGATGAGTCTTCTGAGGTATCTTCATCGTGCAAATACCAGCACTGTTTCGAGTCATGCACTCCATAGTCGAAGTGTCATACGGTGCTGTGTAAGACTTCTTGGTGATAAATCCAGAGTCAATAGAGCTACAAGCCGAAAGAGTGAAGAGGCTGAGAAGAGCGAGGATAGCTGTCCATTTACGCATGAGCTTTACCCAACTGGTGAGTGCCAATGACGATAACACGGCTACGCTTGTACTGAAGATTCAGGGAACGCATGAGACGGTCTCCTGCAGCCTCGTGGCTAGGAGCTACCATCTTTCGCACAGCTTCTCGACCATCACCCCAGTAAATGTCGATTTCGAATCTCTTCAGGCCTGGCTTCTCTTTGACTGGCTTCATCTTTTTCATAAGATGATCCTACACTATTGGTAGGGATTTGTACAATTACTTACCTTTGTAGATTTCAGCAAGTCCTGATGCAAGAAGACCCTCATTAATTGAGAAGCCATCAAGAGTGTACATGATGACGAAGTAACGTCCAAAGTTGTCTCTTAGTTTTCCATTGACTTTAATAGTACGTACAAGTGCTGTCGCACCTTCAGGAGCATGCTCACGAGAGTAAGCAGTAGCTTCTTTAAAGTTGATTTCTCCATGCTCAGGAGTATCAATGGGCACGAGACGACCTACAGGGGGTTTCTCTTCTTTGCCCAGAGTAATATCAAAACCGAGATCGGCTATGAACTCTAGTGTGTCTCCGTCTACCCAACGAATTACTTTGCAGAAATATAGATAAGGTTGCATGGAGACTTTCTAGCGTATTAAATAAATGGGGTGTCTGACGGAATTCGAATCCGCGGAATCCTGGACCACAACCAGGCGCATTAGGCCGCTTTGCTACAGACACAGCGCCTATGACGGATTATGATACCGCGACCTCCGCTTCGACAGAGCGGTGCTCTTCCTCTGAGCTACACAGGCTTGATGGAAATTGTAGAATGATGGCTGTTGAACGATCATCATGTCGGTTACATAAAGCAATATCGTCTAAATCCTGAGGAATCTCTACGAGAGTTGCACATTCATAACACTTACGCATGAACCGGACCATAAGCCCATCCTTCTACTCCATTGTATTACGCAAAAGCGTAGTGGAACAGGTCGGATTCGAACCGACAACCTACTGTATGCAAAACAGTCGCTCTACCAATTGGAGCTACAATCCCATTGACTAGTTAAGGTAGTCACTCTAGCATTTAGGTATTGCCAGCCTTGGGGATGTTTAACGGCCTCGCGGCATTAAATTGCGCTCTCACGATAGGAATCGAACCTATGATGTCTTACGAACTTGATTAACAGTCAAGCGCATCCAGCCAACAGATGCCCCGTGAGAATACTTCTTTCGAAGAGTTACGGAGGTCGGATTTGAACCGACGGTCTTCGGGTTATGAGCCCAATGAGATACCAAACTTCTCTACTCCGTGCCGTTATTTAATTATAGTACCATAGAAAAGGTACTTTGTACAATCAAACGTAAGTCACAACTGTTTGGGTAACAATTTCTTCTTTACGTTCGACGATCTGCGCAAAAGCGGCTGAAAAGTCGAAGTCCTTGTAACCGATATTGTTGTATCGAAGTGTTACTCGAACATACACGTCACCAACTTTGAGAATATTTTCATCAAAGAATCCTCGATCATCATATTCAATCTCATTGTTGATGAATTCAGCATCAAAATCCTCTTGGAGAATTTCAACTAGTTCATTGCCATAGGAAGTTTCAGCATTTTTCAGAAGCTCTTGTAGCTTTTCGTTGTTCATATAAATACTTTATCATGCTTTCTGGGAGAAGTACACTTAGAAGTCGTATTCTTTTCTGGCAGCTGCGAGACGGTCCTCAATGTCTACTTCCAGCTGAGTCTTCTCGTACTCTACGTCAGGTCGGTCTTCACCGTCAAGTGAGAAGAACTTATGGATTTTCTGTGCCATCTGGACATAGCCATCCTCGAAGTTGGGTGCCCATACATCAAGACGGAAATCATGGAAATGGTGGTTATGTAGAGGTGGTACTGATGCACCGTGCTCCATCATCACGACTGGGCCATCTTTGTTCGTTGACACACCAATCCAAAGGCTTCCATGTCCACCATCAAAGTCCCACTCGTATGGGTACTGCTCAGGGCGAGGACGACTCCAGAAAGCAGGGTGCTCTTGAATGAAGTTGTATGCCAGAACCCAGTTGTTCTGGTCAGTAAGCCACTCTTTTGCCGTGAGTAAGAAAGAGTAGTATGTGTTGAAGTCAAGAGGTCGCGAATTTACTCGACCGATCAAAGCCCGGTGAAACTTTGAATCCTTTTGTTTGATGCTAAGCATTGTCAGATTAGAGTCAGTGTCAACTTCAAGAGATTCCCTAATGGACTCATCAAATTCGATGTCGACATTCTTTTTGTCAAGCGAGTCGTAAGCATCAACGATAGAATCCCACTGCTCTCGAATACCCTCAGCAGCAAAGACTCCGTATTCCTTGATGTACTTAATAGTGACAACAGGCTTGGGGTCTTCCCATGTTACTTTTGTCGGGTAAGTTACACCAGCATCTGCGAGGATAGTCTCAATATTGAGAAAGGAACTCTCATCATCAGGCAGACCGTCCTGATTAAAAATAGAGTGATTGAGAATGTCATCGTTAAGCATTGTTGTCCTTTGTCATTTGAAGATAGATTAGAAGCTGTTGGTTGGGATGTGATGCATCACGTTCATACCGATTATACTCTTCAGAACGTCGACGCCACAGAGCTCTATTCCACACATCTATGTCTTGAGTTTCTTTCACGTTCCTCAGGGTGGGATCGAGCCACCTACCAAATCGTTATGAGCAATTCGAGCTTCGCCAGAGCCAGAGGAATATTCAGTTATTATTCTATATCACTCAGATGTGAATGTACACAGGACCTGATCCGATATTGGCAGAGAAGATAGCAGTTGTGCCACCATTCCAGCCACCATGGACTGCTTGACCATTTCCAATGTAGACTGCAATGTGAGCCATTCCAGTTCCTCCATTAGCGTAATAGATCAAATCACCTGGAACGGGATTGCTTGTTGGAGTTCCAAGGGCCATGTAACTAGCAGGCCAACCATGATGATGGATTCCTGCAGCTGATAGAGCATTTGTGACAAGAGCTGTACAGTCTTGAGCAATTCCAAGTTGAGCCAATGCAGCAGAAGCAACAATAGCTCCACGACCTGAAACAGCAGGCGGTGCTACTAGTTTAGGAGCTTCAACTCTGGGTGCTACAGCTTCAGGAGTGGTAACATTCTTCTTAGCAACTGGCGCTTGGCTAGTTTCAGTGATCGTTGCTTCAGGTTGGCTATACTGAACATCCATCACCGGAGCTTCATATTGAGAGGCAGGGGTCGAAGAAGTTGTGATACTTGACCGAGCAAAACTAAGCTTGGCCATTGGTGCTGTGATGGGTGCTGAAGTGATTCCTAAATCTTCGGAGACTCTTTTGGTAGAGTCAGCTTCAGCGGGTTGAACAAAAGAAAGACTAGCCACGATGGCTAGTCCCAGGGACAGAAAGGTGTTTCGTAGCTTAGTCATTTGTTCCTAACAGTAGACGACAAGGGCATACGAACAGTGGCTTTGTAAGCCAGTGCTAGGTATCACTATAAACAGAAAGAGGGAGATTTTACAATCTCCCTCTTCCATAGAGTAGGTTTTACTTCTTCATGAAGTATTCGTCGACTACCCAATCGACAAATTTTTGTACTGCCTCTCGCTCACTCGCAGCTGTTGGTACCGTTGGTGGCACTACTACGGGAGGCTGGGTGACAGGTGGGGTCACTGGTGCATCAAGGCTGTAAAGCTCTAAATGGATGTCAGCACCACATAAGGTGGAGTTACCAGGCACATCTCTGTGTCGGATGTAAATCGGTAGGTAGCCATACTTGTTCTTGATGGCAGTCAGAAGCTTCTTGACAGATGCGAGTGTTGCAGCATCCTCATCAGGATCAACTTCGATTCCAATGTAGTCGTTACCAACTTTTCCAGCATGGTATGCGCGGTCCTTGAGTGAGACAGCCTGGACGATGCGATTTCCCGAAACAGCAAAGTGAGCTGATGACTCAGAACCTGGACGCTCTGTCTGGAAGTGCTTGATTACTCCATCAAGTTCTGGATGAAGGTCTTTCGCATTGAACTGGTGAAGCACAACATGGGTTGGCTTGTCAGGGAAAACCTTAATGCCAGGGTTATTGGCCTGAGACTGCACATTGGTAATGTCAGCTGGGAAATACTCAACAAAGTCAAAGTCCTTGGTGAAGGAATACTTTGCAGGCTGAGGAATTACGACAACGGGAGGTGGTGTAGGAGCTACAACAGGTGGTGTGACAACAGCAGGTGGCTTAGGTGCGGGTGTTGGTACAGGAACTGGCTTAGGCATGAGGTTAGTCAGTCCTGTAGTTGCTTGAGAGGTGAATCCACCAGCCCATGCATAACCCTTTGCATCCTTGAACCAAATGTTGATACCCTTGACAGATTCACCAATGATGTATCCAGTGAAAATCTCATTGCTCTTTCCAGCAATGACTCTCACAACAGGTGAAGTTGTATTTGGCTGAGTGCGCATGTTGACATTGTCGGTGCCCACAGTTCTCTGCGCTGGATTAACTACAACGACTGGCTTTGGAGGAGCTGGTGTCGTATTCGGAAGTCCTGTTGCAGAAACAGTAGTGAATCCGGCACTGTGTGCAAAACCTTCGGCATCTCGGTACCAGAGATTGTTACCATTGACAGCCTGACCATTGAAGTAGCCTGTAAAGGTCTCAATCGAGTTAGCAGGAATGACGCGCAGAATCTTTGAAGTGGTACTTGAAGCAGCTCTCATATTGACGTTAGCTGGTCCAACTTTACGCTGGTTAGGCTTTAGAACAGTCGATGATGAAGAGTTGATGGTCGAGATGTAGAGGTCAGGATTTAGACGACCATAGAAACCATTGTAGGGCTTTAGTGGCCAACCAAGAACCTCGAAGTGTAGGTGAGGACCCGTAGAAAGTCCAGTCGAACCTGACAGACCAATTTGCTGGCCCTGAGTAACTTTGCTACCAATATTCAAAGGAGTGCTGTTGAGGTGTGCGTAAAGGGTTAGTAGACCATTTCCATGGTCGATAACGACGCAGATACCAGCATAAGCAGGTGCAATCCACCATTGGTTAGATGATGAGAGCTTAGTTGCCCAGTCAGCCCAGACAACAGTTCCAGCACCTGCAGCCTTGATTGGCGTATTAAGTGGGATGGCATAATCTTTACCAGTGTGCCCATTAGGTTGAATAGAGTTGGGGTTGGCCCCAAAGATTTGGGACACTCGTGCAATGACAGGTGCAATAAGCGACATGAGTCGCCTCCAATAATAGAAGTGTATACTTCTATTATACGATGTGCACAATCATATCATGCTGGTTAAGCTAAAGAGTCAGGATCAACCGTAACCCATTCTCCTTTGACCTTTACCTCAGTAAGCAGATTCTTTTCTGACATTGAAGCTTCAACTTCTGCTTCTAGTTCAGCCTGAGTCTTTAGATTGTTAGTGATCGCATGAACCCAATACTTGAAAGAAGGTGTCTCACTCATTCGAATAAACGCTGTGCGCTTGTTCTGGAGTTGACTACGTTCCTCTCTGGACTCACCTCTCGAATTAGATGGATGGTGTATCACCCTCACACCTGAAGAGGTCTTGTTTTGATTCTGGCCTCCTGGGCCACCGGCTCTGAATGTCTGGACTTCACAATCGTGGATTGAGACTGAAAGAATTTTTTCTCTCACTAGACTGCAGGAGTTTCAGAGACGTCGAAGATTTCAAAGAAGCGATTACGGAGCTGTTCAGCTGCATCGTAATGACCATCCATGTAACCATTTCCAACCTCATCAATGACTGCATCATCTGCATTGTCGAATCGAGTCATCTCCTGGCGAAGAGCTTCAGTAAATTCAAAAACCTGATGGGCCCAGAGAGATTGAGGAGTGGTAGGAAATACAGCCAAAACTTCTTGTGAAGGGCCAAATTCATATTCTTCGTAAGCAGTCATTTTCGTCTTTCGTAGATTTTTGTCAAGCACTTAGATCCGAAACTTACGTCAAAGTAGAATCCATATCGTGACAACCACTTGTAGTAAATATCCCTACGTCTAGCGTTTGACCAAGAGATTGTGTAAACCAGTCGGTCTTTGTGCTGGTAGAAAGGCTCTGAAAAGAGAAACTCTGGGAATTCAAGAAGGTTTTTAGTTGCCCATATTGCTGGCTCTAAACCATCTTTACCTCGAACAGAGAACTCGAAGTCAGGCTGGTCCTTTTGCTTCCTTTTGGTAAAGGTTCGTAGTCCTACTTCAACAAGCATAGGGCCTTCAGTACTGTACTCGCCTAAGTAGAATTCCATTTCTACTGTGGCCCCTGAGTCAAACTTCTTTTTCAGAACGTAGGTGCAATTTTCATGGTCATAGGTATTTTCAAATTCTTCATACACGTGCCCCATCTGGGACTCGAACCCAGGTCCACGGATTAAGAGTCCGTTGCTAAACCTACTCAGCTAATGAAGCGTGCCCCCAGTGGGTTTCGATCCCACGTCCCCGGTTTAAAAGACCGGTGCTATCCCAACTCAGCTATAGAGGCTTGTAGTAACCATTCTCACTGTGTATGGCTGACCTAGAAAAGCCGCGATATCTAGGTTGTTACTACTCCGTGCGCCTACTAGGATTCGAACCTAGGATGTGTCTTTAACTGTAACCGGGTTACAACCGGCCCGCTTCGTCCTCTCGCGGCATAGACGCATTATTATTTAGTTGTTACGCACCCTTGACTGGACTCGAACCAGTGACACGCGGATTAGAAGGCCGCTGCTCTATCCTCTGAGCTACAAGGGCAAAATGTCCCTTTGAGAAGGCCTTCTCGGACGGGACCATCCAGC